TTCTTCCTGAAGGTGATGATGCTACAACTATGGACACGGTAAGACCAGCGATTCAATTTATTCATCGGCGCCAAAACGGCGAAGTTAATACTCATGCGGATGAATACATTGGGCTAGAAGGTTTGTTTAATCTATTACAATCTCGTAACGATGAATATAGACAGGGGCGAGGAGGGGATATTGGTATGTGCTGGAACTATCCTACTTGCGATGCCAAAATTCACCCGCAAGAAATTCAAGCTATTCTTACTCGCTTGGATACAAATGCCGCTGATTATCCTGAAGTCACAGCAGAGAATAAAGCCCGTTACCGGCAAATTTACGACGTCTATAGAAATAATTACAATCGTAAATTCCAACAGCGGGGCGGTACACGGCGCCGTGGTCGCAAACAGCAGGGAGGTGACGGCGGGGCTACACCATTTTTCGTGGAGGCGAATGATGCCCAGTGTATGTTACCGCGTAGAGCAAACGCTACGGCAGCACGTAAGCGTAAAACTCTACGGCGTCGGCGATCTACAAAGGGGCGTCGCTAATCTAAACCAATATTAAATCATATAGGATAGAATGTCTATCAAATATGACGCTGCCCTTATCCACGCCGCTTTTGAACAAATAGCTAACCGTAAATTCAAAGATGACTCGGAATTCTTACATACCTGTCGTATGGAACTAGAGCCCTACATTTTTGGCACCCTTAACCACCGCTACGGTGCCGAATTTCAAAAATACTGGGACAACTCTGTAATTCCTAACAATGTGAATAAGAGTGTAGTTATTGTTGAACGCCGGTGCCACCCCAATCTCCGCTTTTGTCTCCAAAACGCCGCATACTATGCTCGTGGCTGGGCTATCACTGTCGTCTGTAGCGATGACAACATGGCGTACGTGAAGGCGTGTGCGGGGTCTCAAGTAGACTCGATTCGTATTATTCCATTTTTCAAAGGATTCGGTACACCTGAATCAGGCAAGACCGAATACAACACTGTTCTCCAGCAGTCGCACTTCTGGGAACTTTTTCTAGAAGATAATTTATTGATGATGGAAACAGATACCTATCTGACGAAACCATTACCCGCCGAACTTTTAGCATACGACTACGTTGCCTCCAAGTGGCCGTGGGCACCTGACGCCGCCGGTGGTGGCGGACTCTCCTACCGCAAACGCTCCATGATGAAATATGTATGTTCTCAGAATTTTCCCATTCAAAAAGCACAAGATTGTTTTATTAGCGATGCCGTGGAAAAGCTCCATTTTCTATCGCCGACCATGGAGGAATCCAAAGCGTTTTTTGGTGAATTTGCTTTTGTCGGCACGATGTGCGGAACCCACCAGTGGTGGACCGGCATTCGGTCCCACAGTCTAGATACGATTGCCGACGCCCTTACTCTTTCTTTGGTTTAACTGGCTTTGACGTATCTGTTTTCTTCTTTGGCGCCTCATAACTACACGTACCGCAATGATCCATATTTGCCCAATCAATCTTAATCTTATTCTGCTTCATATCGGTGATTGTCCATCGTCCTAGAAGTGCCGGTTCCCTAGACACAATAAATATACGAAAGAGTTTACGGTACATTGTTTACAATCTTGTACATTGTAAACAATATTATCAAATTTTTGTCGGTATTATTAAAACGGTGCCCTGATATCCGGCGGAGTCTTCGGTTTACCCGCATTATCGCCACTTCCCCAACCAGGATTCGGCGGCGCCCGTGGAGGATCCAAGTGCGTAATCACGTACTGGAGTGGCGCCGGTTTAATCGCAAAACTATATGTTCCAAACCTATTCATATACGATTTCAACTGTTTGCCTTTGCTAAAAAAGTTCATCGCGACAAATTGAATACCCAACGCGTGAGCCCCTTCCTGTGAAAAATCGTTAGACTCGGCTATTGGCTCTTCACTAAACGGTGCCACAAACGTAAGATTCATCAAAATCTTCTTCTTTGCGTCCGACGCCTGGTCACCCGAAATTGTTTGAAGCTGTCCCGCAGGATACTCCAACTTGATACCATCCTTCAAAGAGAAATTCACGAACTCCATAAATTTACCTGTACCACGAACATTGGATACAACAATCACTTTCGAGAAGAGCTGGTCAATCGGCACCTTGAAAAGCCGGTCAGCTCCACGGCAATTGTTAAACGCTAAATCTAGTCTGTACGGTGTAATAACCGACTGAAGTGCTTCGGCTGTAGCGTCAAATGTTGACAGACGGGGGTTGCCGCGGAAACGTAAATAGAGTATGAGCGGGTCTTGATGACCGGGATTGGTTGTTGTTTGAAGTGCCTGGGCAACAAGCGCCTCAAGAACATTGACAAACGGCAGGGCGTTGAGCGTTGTACGGCGCCACAAGCTACCGGATTCCACCGCCTGAATAATAGGACCAAAGTTACCACCCGCCTCCATATTTGGCCATAAATCAAACACAAACGCCCGTGCTCCACCCGCTACCGCCAGACGCGCCGCGTCCACCGACACCACGCCGTTCACCGCAGGGAAGAAAATGCCACTCGCATTTGCCGTACATACGTAAAAGTTTGTAAATGGTAGATTGTCCTTCTTATAGCCCTGGCTGACAAGGGCGTTATATAAAGCCGGTAATCCTTTGCGACTCGGATTATTTATATTATAGTTATCTGACGCCTTCACGTTATTACGAATAATACGGGCAATATTATACGGAGTTTCCAAGTACTGCCGGTAATTTATCCACCACGCAATAACCGAAAAGGCAATAACCACCACAATCAGCAAACCCCAAAATGGAAATCCAGGATCCTTTGAATCAATTGTATACGTTCGCGCCCCCTGGGAAAACATAGAAAAGGCATCGGTCAACTTATCGCCGAGAGCAATTAGTTTTTTATTCCAAATCGGTGGCGCCGCTCCCGTCTGTACTGTCGCCATTCTAGCGTGGTAGGTCATTATTTTTTACCACCCGACCCCGAAAGAAGTGCGTATGCCAATGCCATCTTATCAACCGCCGACAATTTGGCAGCAGCTTTCGCCGCCGCATCATCCACTAACCCATTCATCTTCGGTGCTTCTAACATAAACTTACGTGCCTCTTCGGCAATAGTTGTATAGATATTATCAATCCCCGTATTCTGCGACTTCACCGCATCATAGCTCGGTATATTCGGACCCGCCGTAAGACGGGGAGTTGAGCGACGGGCAATATGTTCGCAAATCATCACCGTAAGTGCCGCCAAACAATCGCGTCGTCCCTTTGCCCCCAATTTATTCCACGTCATCGACATTGTATTGAAAATACCAGCCCGTTCATCCGTTGACAAGAACGCTACATCATTCGCAAGGTCCTTCATCACATCAATCAAAAACCACATCACGCTTTTCCGTTGTTTGGGGGTCAGGTAACTCGGACCGCGCTCCTTCACCGTTGGCTGTTCTGTCTGCCCGTCCAGCGTAATAAACCAAATAACCCAGAAAAGCGCACGGTTGAGATTCGTAGCACGACACGCCGCCTCAAACTCATTCCCAATCTTCAACAAGTCGTTGCTTTCTATTCCCGCCGCCCACGTACGGCGGGTACTTAACTGATCCACCACGCCCTGACCCGTCCGAAATCGGGTACGCATTGCCTCGGCATCACGAAAGCAATCGTCAGACGTAGGAAGTTTCGGCAGTTGGCGTTTTTCCGACAGGACCAGACTTGAGACGGCTTCCGCTACGTGATAGCGTACCTGTGGTGTATTTCGTATTGCCTTTGTTGATTCGCTACTTCGTGCCCATAACGCTCGTATATGGGTAGCCGAATGAACCCATGACATACACCATGCCGGATTATTTGCCGCCACGTGCGTCGCCCACGCGTGAACTAGTGCCGCCTCCAACTTACCCAGTCCCTGCTCGGAACATACTAATTCTGCCGCCCAACGCTGGGAACGTACCATATCACCCGCACCAATTGCTTTTACGAGCGAATTGACCACATCACCCCAAGCATAACCACACAAGGTATGTTTGTTTGTAGCCTTCGGCTCCATATCTTATAATACGTTGCGAAATCTGGTAGCTCATTGCGTACGCACGGACCCCATTTGTATTTTGAAAACATCTAATAGGAATGGGACTCAAGTGGTTTGAAGGTATTGATGCTCTGGATACTATCCAGGTTATCCTAGTGGTCATTATATCTATACTTCTGGCAAACTATCTATATGTCCGCTGGATGATGACAGGGAATCGCATCACCGAGCTGGACGACATTGAGGCATTTGCGAATCCCGATGACTCGCCCGAGGCGAACATCGTCGTACTAGGAAACGAGACACTCTATGATAAATTTTACGCCAAAATCTACGATAAGATTGTGGACGGCGCCTTACGTCAGCAACAAGAAGTAGGACTCACGCTTGTTTGGGCAAAGGGGTACCGACCCGAATTGAAGACAATAGAGGTCCTGGACATCGGCTGTGGAACCGGCGGTGACGTGGAAGAGTTCAAGAAGGCGGGGGTCGGCAAGATTGTCGGTATGGACGCCTCGGATGCGATGATTGAAGTTGCCCGTAAGAATTACCCTAAGAACGATTACCGAGTCAAAGAAGCCGAAAATATCGGCTCTTTTGCCGCAGGTGAATTCAACCTTGTCACAATGTACTATTTTACCTATTACTACCTGCGCGACCGCGACCAGGTATTCCGTAACATTTTCGGTTGGCTCCAACCTGGCGGCTGTTTTGTAGTCCACCTTGTCAATCGCGAGAAGTTTGACCCAATTCTAGAAGCTGCCTCGCCGTTTGTAGCTTTTAGCGTACAAAAATATGCCAAAGAGCGTGTCACCCGGAGCAAGGTCACCTTTAATAAATTTGAGTACGAAGCCGACTTCACGCTGGACGATAATCGCGCCGAGTTCCGCGAGGAGTTCCGTTTCAAGGATACAAAAAAGATGCGCCGTCAGGTCCACCATCTTCGTATGCCCAAAATGGACGAAATTGTTGCCGAGATTGAGGCAAATGGCTTCACGTACAAGCAGTTCATTGACCTTACTCCCATCGGCTATGAGTACCAGTATCTATTCTGTTTTGTCAGATAGTCTGCTTCAATGAGGTGGCGACGCACCTTACAAGACTTGTAGAAAGATTCTTTGCTGCGGCTTGTTTGTAGTCAAAAGAGCACCTATGCTCTTCTGCGTACCTATGCTTTCCGCAGTAGCGATGTCCACACTTACACGCCATATCACTCAGCAGTAGTTTCACCTTACAATCGGCGTGATTACAGCGATTCGGATTCTTTGGTACCACCTGAGTTTCTAACATTAGATGTGATGGGTGTGTGGCGGTTTGCGTGGATGAGAGGAAAATGGGCGAATTGGGTGTCATTGCGGGGGTGGTCATCCTAGCTGGGCTGGTGGATTTCTGGAGATGTGGAACGCGGAGTCAATTTTTACACCGGTCAGAAAAAATGATATGGGCTAGGGGCACTGGAACATATGATAGTATGACCAAGTGTAAAGATATCAATCCCAACTATGTACCCTGCGACAACGACGCACTTACAAATCAGGCTCTTTGTCCATTACATCGCGAAGAATTAGCAAAAAAGGCAGCGAAAGAGTCGGCACGGAGCGCCGACAACAAATCTGCTCTTGCGAAAGCCGCCGATAAGACCAGCCGAGCGTTTGCTATGATGACCATCACACCGACTCCTGGCACCGAAAAGGAGTACGCTGAAGCCAAAAAAGAGGAGGGGATTCTTAAGGCGCGAGTGAAATCCGATGATGAAAAACACGAGAAGGAACTGATGACGCAAAAAACTAAAAACGCAGTTATTGTTGCTCTTCGCCAAGAACTCTGCCTACTACCTGTAACAACCCAGTGTTACGCACTGAATCCTATTACACCACACGCTCAGTGTACTTCGGCTCCGACAAGCTGTGACGGGCTATGTGATGGACACCGCACCACCTTAGTGGACAAACTCAGCTGTGTGTCATTAGTTCTTGCCAATCCGCTACCACCTTTTCGTTTCGCTCTACAACAGAACTATGTAATACTAGAAAATGCTGTACGCGCAGGAGTCCGTGCTGCCCGAATTGTAAGGTTTGGAATAGCGGCTCTTGATGTAGCGAACCCTGCGGCTGGGGGCGGAGGCGGAGGCGGAGGCGGCTTGGGAGTGGTCCCTCCACCTCGCCGTATTGCCGCCGAACCCACGCTGACCGCCCCCGTAGACGTGGCGCCCCATATTGCGAAACAGCATCTAGAAATGTCCGAAGCGCTCGGCAAACCCATCACCTGCCCCATCTGCTACGACAGCGTTGTTCCATCAAACATTATTATGACCCACTGCGGTCATGTCTACTGTACGCCGTGTCTTACGGCGGCGCGTGAGCGGGAGCGAAAGTGCCCTCAGTGCCGTGTCGTCATCTAGCTCCTTTACCGACATCTGTGCCATCTTGTGAAACGAGATGAGATACTCAGGATACGCCGCGTCGTCGTGGCGCACCGCATAAATAGACGGATGAACACCACCCGTATCCGCTCCCACCGCTACACGGTTGACAAAGAGGAAACTCTCGCCTTCATCCGTTGTATCCGTATACTGTTTACTTACATCACCTGCTCCAGAAAAGTAGGTCCCAATTCCGTACGCCGAGACCACGTTGTACTCCTTTTTGTATCCAGACTCGCAGATAGATCCAAGCACACTTGCTTTGGTGCCGTGAAAGAGCCGGTGCTCCGTCACCTCGTTCTGTCGCACAAACTTCTCATATTTTGTTTGAAGTTCAGGATTTACGACTTGTTTGATATACAGCACACACGCATTGGGAAACGATTTCCTGAGCTCATTTACAAGTTCATCGTAGAGTTTATTGGAAAGCGGGATATATTTCAGCTCGTACGGCATCTACATCTGTTTGTTGACCGATGTGGTTTGTCAATTTTTCAATCCCTGCTGATTCGGCATAAGGACATGTAGATATTATAGATATAAGATGCCTTTTTGGTCTAAAACCACCGCCGCCCCCCGTTGGATTGATACCTGGTCAGGTGATCGTTCGCCCCGTTTTCTACGCCTAGGACCGGCAGCCGAGCCTAAAATGCCAGAAGGTCCCTTAGGGACCCCTGTACGTCTAACAATTGATGATGTAGGTGCGTTGTCGGCATTTTGGACAGCGAGTTACGGCGGTGACGACTGGTATATGGACGCCCAACCGAGCTGGGTTTCAACATATTTGAAAGACCCATCCGTTATTGTGCTTGGCGTATTTGACACTGTTGGCGGGAAACTTGTAGCTACTATTGTCAGTACGCCGTTTAGTGGTGCGAGTACCGAAATGTCTACGGGAGCGATGCTATACCACGGTTCTATGCGAGTTATTGAGGGACTATGTATTGAGAAATCTTGGCGTTCAAAAGGAATAGCGGGGTACATGATTGCCATGATGGATAGCTGGACGTCGATGAAATTGCCTGTGGCGCATCTCTGGTCCCGTGAAACGTCCTCAGCGCCGATGTTTAGTACCGCATTACGAACCGATACGTATGCGATGGCTGAGACAAATAAACTTGTCGGCTCCGTTAGCTGCGAAAAAATGGATTGGCTACAGTTTAGTGGTATGTGGCAAATGTCGTTTCGTAATTGGATGATGAATGAAGGCGAAGGAAGTCCGCCGCCACAAATTGTTGCTACAAAACCGGTCAATCGCTCCGGTCATATTGATGTCTGGATTACAAAAAAGAAGCCGGATACAATAGCAGAATTGCGTAAAGTCGTTGTAGTTGTAAATACCCGACGACGAGCGATTCCTGGCGATGAACGAATCTTCGAGGTGGTTTGGTGCGGTTATTTAGTCGGCAGTAAACTCAAACCCAATACCGGCACCCGTGAATTCCGTTCCGTTCTTGAATCGGTCGGAGCGGGTTATAAGGATTCATTTCTATTTGCGTCTAGTGGATATATGGGGGGAATGGCGCGTTCTGATTGGGGGAAGCCGTGGCGGTACGGCAAAAGCGGGGTTCATTCCTGGCATATCTATAACTATATGCCACCCGTGTTCGGCTCGTGTGAACTTATGGCGGTCCGTGACGAAATCTAAACGTTTCCCAAAAGAGAAAGAAAGAATGGGTTGTGATTATTATACGTGGATAGAAACTATCATCGTATATAGAGATTTGTCAGGAGTGGTATGTCGGTTTGTAGAGCGTGGTCCAACACAACGATGCTACGAAAATGTAGAGGATATAGACACCGATTTTAAGGTACCACCAACTACCGGTCAAATTCTTGCCGAGGTCATCCGTGTCTATGGAAAAAAAACAATGTATACCGCCGGACTGTGGATATGCCACTACAACGGGAAAATGCGGATTCGTGAACTATGTACCACGAACGCGATTCCGTTTGATTCACTGATAGAAGTATATAAGCAAATGGGCGGACGGGTCGCTTAGCGCCGATGACGGCGATGCGTTTGGCGACCACCCTTCCAGTTTCCTATCTGATTGGACGGTTTTCGTGGATACCATTCGCCAACAGATAATGAGGCATTACTATTTCTACGAGTAGTATTATTTGATAGTGTAGCACCTAGATTGGACGCATTTGATACGGTACGTCCCTCCCAATTGAGCCGTACGTTATTGTTTGAAACCCCAATCGGTATAAGTTGTTCAAGTTTATGGATATAATAATCAAACATAAATGGGACAAAATAATGGAGCTCCTCCTTGAGTTGTCCATATTCCTGTGTTAATGGAAGAAACGCAACATCGGTTTGAAACTGCTCTTTCAGACCATTTGCCTGTGTAATAAACCCTTGAATACGAGTTATATACTGCTCACCTGTCTCGTTTAAAGGATTGTAAGGTTTCGCAAGAACGATTTCAAATAGTCTACGGTTGCCGTTTAGATTTCGTACAAGTTGTGCCACCTCTGTATTTGAGTCGCGTCCAAAGTCTTGAACAATCTCCTTAAAACGCTGGAACTTACCGCACTGCGTTGCGTTTGTTCCAACATTACTATTACGAATCCGCTTCGTTCCCATACAAACGCTACTCTTAAGCGCACGTGTTGCCTTACGCGACAAATTCCTTAACTTGGCTCCAAGTGTACGTGGATCGGAAGACATCTTTCTTCTAATTAGACATATATAAATTTAATATTATCACATTGTCTAGTAGCTAACATCTTTTCAATTTCTACATTAAAACATCCACCATTGAGTATAATTGTAGACGGTTTATTTAATGATATAATCGCCTCAAACGATAAACATTGTTTAGAAAATCCGTATAGATATTGTCCAATTTTATCCGACGAATTATCTAGCAAGGCGGTAATTAAATTAGTATTTACTCCAAAATTTAAAATAAACTGAGTATGCATTGAACACGGCCACATATAAATGGGATTTCCATCTGTAGTTTGATTTAGTTTATTTGTAATATCCTTAATATAATTAAAAAAATTCTGAATAAGTTCTACCGAATTCTTATTTATTAGTTGAACTTGGTCTATTTGAGTATCGGTCTTTACAAAATGGAAAAACACAGAATGTTCTTTGAAAAAAAGTTTTTTTTCTAGTTTAAACCCATTAATACGAAAGAATGCTTCAAGAAAGTCATTCTCAACAAAATAGGTATGCTCCGTATTTAGTACATGGAAGGTATTCTTTTGAACATATAGTTCCAAATTTGGCATATTTAGAAAAATATGTTTAAGATTCTTCATTGATTTAAAAGTATTAAGAATAGTCAAAGGTTCGTAAAAATGTTCAAACACATGGGATAAAACAATAGTATCATGAAGAGAAGCTGTTGTATCGTAATTTTCAATAAAACTATTGATAATAGTGCGATTTTCTCTATTACCAATATATTGCGGGTCAATTATTTCATAGTTCAACGTTGGTTTAGCTTTTAAAATTTTATCGGCTAAATATCCGTTTCCCGCACCTACTTCAAGAATAGAATGAATATCTGATGATGTAATCATATCTGAGAATAATATACACATTTCAGTTAGTGTTGTACCATATGAATACGCATGGTTCTTTTTGTATACTTTTGCTGGGTCGGCAACATACTTTATTTGATAGGATAAACACTGATTACATTTTTGAACATTATAAGGAATTTGTTCAGGTGTATTAAGTTCATCTTCTATGTAAGAGGCAATAGGAGTTGAGTAATCTGTCTCAAAAAAATCAGATAAATCGGTTGAATTACACCAAATACAATGTATACGTTTGGACATATTATTACATTAAAATTCTTAAATAACTTTAAGTAATAAACGCAATCGGTCTAAAATAGAATCATGTGGCTAGGATAGAATGGATCCGCCGCCACAACCGCCCGTGTTTGATGCTCACGAACTAGACCAATTCGCCGCCATCAGGAACGCGGCTATCAACGAAGAAGATATTGGGAGTATTCGTATGTACGGTATTCAGGCTCGTGTTGAGGATATGATGCGTGAAATGTCCAAAGAGGAGCTCCTTGGTGCCCATATGGTGCTGAGTGTTTTATCGGCACGGCTTGGCAAAATCTGGTTTGAGGATCGTATTCCGTTTGACCGCAAGGCGCTTGTCAAGACGATTGAAGAACTGTTTGAGATTTCTTGTGAAATCAAGTGTCATAAATTCCCTGATACGCCTTCAGCGTCTTCTCCTTCCGCAATCCATGACCACAACCAAGGTTCTTGAATTTGAATCATCTAATGATTACTATTCAAGCTGTTGAACTTATTGACGCCTCGCCAACTTTACCAGGAATACTACGCTTCAATGGATCTGACGATATAGTTGAATCCTCTACATTTTTGGTTCGTAATGCCGGGGCGCTCTTTTCTAAAGCACTTGCAGGTACCTGACCAGATCCTAATTTGCTAATATCTATAATTGCGGTCTTATACGTAGTCTCTACTTCCAAATAATGATTGGCAAGTAATGTTCGCGCCTCCTTAATAAATCCTTCCAATGTATCCAAAGCACCCTTCTGACTTGTCACAAAAATAGGGTCAACGCGTATCTGGTGCGCCTTTCTGTATCCCATATCCTTCAATGACAGAATCTTACGCACAAACTTTTCTACATTTCCTAAATGCGTATCATAGAGTCCACGTAGTTTACGATGAGCATTTGTAAGAACATTATATTGCGCATCCGAATTGGCAATACGGTTTCCCGCACTACAAAACTTACTAGCAATCGTTTTTGGCTCTATAAATCGGAGTTGCGAGAAGTCGTAGGGACCCTGTGTAGCGCCTGTGGCACTTGCGATACTAGTATTCAAAAACTTAGATGCTGTAGCATTGAGTTCTTCTGCGGATTCGCTAGTCTTTCCGCCTTGACGATTATCGTAATACAGCGATTGTAAAAGAGCGTAAGGGATTGTATCCGTCATTGCTCCTGCCCATACATCTGTACAAAATGTGGTCGTGATTTGTTTGCCCCTAACCGCCGTAGCCAATAAGAACGCGCGATAAAATGCCGGTGACGTAACATCCTTCGCACTTGTAGGCTGATTGTCATCTGTGTGACCGCGAATTGCCGATTTATACTTATTGAACTGAGAAAGACTTATAGGAATGGCTGGGGACGTCGCAGTAGACGCCGGTTGGACTGTCGGCGCTGTTCCTGGTAATCCACTTTCCAAGGCATATTTAGGGGCGGATGCTAAATAGCTATTTACTTTATTCGCAAATGATACAAATGATATTCCATCAGATGAACCGTACGCCATTCCGTCCGTATCAACTATAAATTTACCTGCCAACTGACAGACACCACCCTGACATTCACCTACTGGCACCAATGTTACAGTAAACAATTGTCTATCACCACCGCGTTGTTTACGGGTTCCCTTACGTCCTCGGCGTTGCTTACGGGTTCCACCTCCCAAAATACTACCTCTATTGCTTCCCGTATTAAACGGATTTGGGCGTCCCATAGTTGATGCTGATGCGGCGTTCCAACCCTGAGCGCCAGAGCTGACCGATGCGGGGCGTTGGTACTGGGCTTGGACTATTGGCGGGGCTTGGACTTGGGGTTGGGCTATTGGCTGGTACTGAGGTTGAAATTGTCCTTGAGTCTGCGCCGCCGGATTATACGGTGTAAACATAATACCTAAAACTCCCGTTGGTGAAGTTTGTGCATTATATACAATACCCTTTTGTATATCAACAACTATCTGATCGCCAGGATTGAATGTATATAATGGACGTGTATCACCGTAAATCTGTTTAAATTTTCCAGCGGTTAATACACCCAAAATATCAGGAGGAATCGGACGAGAAACCAATTGTTTATTTACTAAATCTTTGTATTGTGGATTGCGTAGGGACGCCGAAGAGGATACTAGGGCAGTCTCAGGATTTAGATCCTTTAAACGTATAAATGCCGCGTTCTGATACGCCACACTTGCCGTTAACGCAGCTACAAGTCCTGTGAATCGAACAATGAAACGTACGAATTGTAGGCAATAATCCCGCCGCTCATCGTCCGATTTCAAAACTTTTTCATAATACGATTTCGGCATAAATGATACTTTTGATATCTCACCGCGCTTTGGGTCCGGGAGTTGTAGTGTTAAAAACTCCCTATCTAGTTTCTTTTGTATAAGAGTCATTAGCGAATTACAACCTTCAGGCGAATTTAGTACCTCCGCCAAATTAAAAAGATTGTTTCCATCCACCAACATTGTTACAAGATCTGAGAGAACGGTAATGGAAAACTTCTGCCGTTGTCTCAAATCAAACACACCGTAAAGATCCAGTTGGTCATCACGTGCGCCTTCTAATCTGGAGCTTTGACCTCCCATTCTATTTAGGTAAGTTATTTATGCGTTAGCAGGAAAGAGGACGCCACGCCACGACTCAATACGCTTCAAGCACTTATGTAGCGTAGCCACGGAAATGCTACAGACTTTCGCCACCTCAGCGTTCGTCTTTTCCAAACCCATTCGCTCGCACGCCAAGGCAAGGGCAGACGCCGCCAATGACGACGGCGTGGTCTCAGGGCACACGCCCAGCTCATCAATCATATTACCAATCTTTGTCGCCGCGTCTACAATCTGATTATGTAGAAGGCGGGGTGTCTCCAATTTATAAATAGCCGGTTCCAAATAATGACGGAAATGCGTAGAGGGCGTTTCTACCTTCTTCTCCGCTAACGGCGTAGTGTGTAGATGCTCCTCCAGTAGTCCCGAAAACTGCTTCACGCCCCGCGTAATCAGTTTCGCATCAATCTGAAAGATTTCGGCGATTTCAATGGGGCGCCGCGGCGTATCGTGACGCTTGAGACTCTCAAACAAACACGCCGCTAAAAGGGCGTCCTTCTGCTGTCCACGGCAAATACACCGAGTGCTTACCTGAGCGTATAACTGTTTCGTCTCCTCCACGATTGCCAATGAAATACCCGCATTACTTGCGCGTACCTGAAGCATTTCAAAGATGGTCCACAGCGTCCGCTCACGATACGGCATAATATTCCACAGGTGATACTGACGAATACGCCGCATTGCCTTGGAATCGCCAGGTCGGGTTAGAATTCGCGTACCCAGGGACGATTCAGGGAGTAAAGGGTTAAGGGGGTTGCCGACCCGCGTCGGGTCCGGACTACGGTCCTCAGACCCAAACCAGCGATACTCCGCTGAGCTGTCCAACTGAAATCCAAAATGAGTTCCACACTTTGTACAAATAACTTCGTCGTTATTTGTTTGAACCTGAATCCATAGACCGGTATCGCAATCTTCGCAGTGAAATCCGTCTGTCATATCGGCAGGGACGGACGGCGCCGTTTCCGCCAGTTCCTCTACCGCTTTTGTCCAATCCATTATCTCGCCAAAAGGGTCCGCCGAATCCTTAGTACTCAGTTTCACACACGATGATACGCCCGGAAATAAGAGGGATGACATCTTACAACTTATTTGTTGTAGAGTAAGGGGTGATTCTGGGGGCTCATCATTTTTTATAAATTTCGGCAGAACGCAGCTGCTCGGCGGGAGCGATATAAAACCACTCCACTTGTTAAGGATGTCAGGTCTAGGTCCGTATTATAATTTTGCGGATGAGATGAAATATCCCTCGGAACTGGATATTAAACGTGACGGTAGCGTTGAACGTGGCTCTGCTCAAATTGAGCGGAATGTAGCCGGTATTCAATATTACGTAGATTCCATGGCGTACGGTCATCCTACTAAAAGTGTACCAGGCTACGGTAAGGTTAATTACATTGACCAACAGCCAATGGGTCTCCGCTACTTTTTTAATACCGGTCAGCAATGCTCCAACGGCGCCGATATGTATCAATATATGACGACTATTACCCAAGGTATGCCTATGGGTATGGGAAAGGGATTAGAAAAGATGCTCGGCAATAAACTTCAGGGACTTGCCCCAGGTGTTCTACAGGATTCGTTTGATGCGATGAATCCTATGCCAATTTTTACTGCCGCAATGGGAACCGGCTACCCTAAATGTAAATTAATGGAAGCACCCGTTGGTGATGCGAACGGAGCGCTCAAATCCCGTTTTGACAAACCGGTTTTTAATCAAAATCCTACGGGCGCCGATGACCCGCCAATAATGATTCCCAACGTATGGGTGGACCCTGCCGCCGATAAAGTCTATTACAAAAATGGAAAACCGGTGCTCAAGCGGTGGGTATTTGATAAATGGATTACCCAAGACGAATTTCACTGGACACAAAGCCAATTGAAGAAAATGGGGCGCTTATATCGTCCAGGTGATGTTCCCGACAAAAATACACGACCAGATCCACCAATTCCGCCACAACCGTCGGCAAATCAGAGAAAAGCTGCCGTTCAGGACAAAGCTACCGAAGGATTTTCGTCAAACCTGGATTCCTCACAAATTGGTGCGGGTGTTTTATTCGCCGCGCTATTTGTGGGACTTGTTGCTTTCACTTCGTTGCGCAAGTAATTTTGGATGCTTCAAGTAAGAAGGATGAGTATTCAGGATTCATTAAGTAAATTTGCGACTAACGCAACCTCCGTCTTCAAACAGCCGACGGCGGTGATGAATGCCTTGCCCGACACAAGCCAGTTTATTGGACCGATTTACGATTACTCTGGTGAGTTGAAGTCGCCTACTGAAATTGGCATTGAAAGGGGAGGGTCGTTCGAAAAAATTGGACGAGCCGGTGTGGGCGTTGATTACTACGTGAGTGCGCTAGGCTACGGACAGTCAATGGGTATATCAAAATCTGTAGATGGTATGGAACAGTCTCCCATGGGTCTTAACTTCTTCCTTAAAGTGGCGGATGCTAAATATGGCGCGGCGTGTAGCAACGGTGCGAGTATGTACGAATATGTGAGCACAATCCCCGTGGGTATTCCTGGTCCGCTCGGCGACCAGTTGGCAAAAGAGATGAGAGGAGTTCGTCTACAAGGTCTTGCCCCAGGAATTATTAACGATGCCGGTGCCGCTCTTAACCCCGCCCCTTTCTTTTCGGCAGCCATCGGCTCAGGATTCCCCCAATGTAAACAAATGACCGCCCCCGTTGGCGATGCCGCGGGGCGCCTTCGTTCTAAAAATAAGAATGTGACCCGTCCGTGGATTGACCCTAAAACTGAAAAATTAACCAGGAAAGATGGAAAATACTATGCTACACACTGGGTCTTTGATAAATGGATTTCTGCTGAAGATTACAAAAAAACGAAAAAGGTGTATCCGATAAAAGATAAAAAAGGAAAAGTGATTGAAGAGTTCGCCTCACCCGTCGGCGGGTCACAAGTCGCCGCTGGTGTCCTTTTTGCTGCCCTTTTTCTCGGACTTGTAGCCTTTACCGCCGGACGAAAATAAGCATCCCAAGTAAGGAGTCTTGTATGGAGTCTATTATGGGACCGAACTACGATTATTCAGCAGAAATACCAACACCTAAAAATGTTGGTGTAAACCTTGGCGATGGTACGCTGGACGGTATTATGGGCGCCGCTGCTGGTGTAGACTACTATTCAGGTACATTAGCTTTTGGAGAATCTATTAATGAAGCTGCCGCCCGTAATTATAATCAGCAACCTCTCGGACTTCGGTTTTTCTTAGATACTGGCGTAAAGTGTTCAAACAAACAGAATATGTATCAATATATCAATACGATTCCTCCTGGATTCTCAGGTCATTTTGGTGACGAGATGGTGAAATTTTTCAAAGTTAACGTTCGTGGATTAGCACCCGGTATATTTCACGACGCTGGAAAAGCTCTAGACGTTACTCCAATGTTCAATACAATGGTGAACAGCGGACTTGCTAAATGTCGTAAAGTGAGTCTGCCAATCGGTGACTTAAATGGTAATATTCAAAGTCAGAAAACCGGTAAATCGTGGATCGACCCATCAAAAGAACAAATTACATATATTGGTGGAAAACCACACGCCAGTCATTGGATTTTTGATTCGTGGATTACGCAAAACCAATACGATGCGGACCAAAAAGCTGCCGGTCCAGTAGAAGGATTTATGAGCGGTGAAGGGGGCTCCAAGATTCTTGCCGGTGTGCTTTTCGCTGCTCTTTTCGCCGGACTTGTTGTATTCACTTCCCGCAAATAACACATGCCTAAGTACCTGGATTTCGAACAAAATTGAAATAATTTGTTAAACTTATAATATAAGCATAACAAATGGGACAGTACTACTACGCGGTCATTTTGGACGCCAACGGCTGGATTCGTGTATGGATGGCACCTGGATTTGGGGCGAAACTTATGGAACACTCGTATTTGGGCTGCGAGGGTGTTAAAGCATTTGAGTGGGAGCTTACGCCTGAGGGTCGGCATCATATGTCGCGCGTTGTCTGGTGCGGTGATTACGCCGATGCGGAGCCAGGGCTCGGCAAAAATCTACATTTGATTTGTAACGAGCGTAACGATTTGATGCTTCGTTCTACCGTGATTACTGCCGACGAGTATATGTTTCTGGTCAATCATACAAAACAGCAGTTTGTTGACAAACGGAAGGTTCCCAAGGGGCACGACGGGCTTCGAATCCATCCATTACCACTTTTGACTTGCGAAGGGAACGGACGGGGCGGAGGGGACTTTCATGGCACGTCGCCCCTGATTGGGTCCTGGGCACGGGATGTCATTTCTGCGGAAAAAACCGCCCCTGACGGATTTACAGAATTGGCATTTGACCTGGTGGCAACGGATTAGTGTTTGTCAAAAAATCCGACAGCCACAACAGGAATGGGTTCATGGCAATCAAATACCTCATGGTGCTGGAGTCCTCGTGTGCGATGTCCTGAACATACGCCATCTGATAAGAAGTCATTTACACAACTTTTAGAAGAACAGGACGAGGAAAGGATTGCGAAAAAATGGTGGATTGAGAATCGGTGGAGATATGTAGAAGGACGCGATCCGAATATTTTAGGTATCGGAGACTGTGATACAACGGATAATCCATGATTTTTTTTGCCTAAAGTGCCGCCTTGACTGCCGATACCAACTCAGGCATCAGACTTGCCTCGTTCGCAATTGCCCGTAAACGCGACTCCGGCAGAATTCGTGAGCAGATAGACATTGATTCCAACTCCTGTAAGAAGAGCTTATAGGCGTAGGGAACACGAATCTGGCAGAAATCGGTCACCGTATCGCACGATGTACACTTGTAGATTCCTGCCTTCGGATTCACCTGACCGAGCAGACCGCATGACTTACAGACGAAACATTGGAAATTATCCGATTTTTCCATCATGATCTCTTTCAGGAATTCGGACGCTCCGTGGGCAACCATACAATCTCGCTCCATCTCGCCAAACCGCAGACCACCGTCCCGCGCTCGTCCCTCTGCCGGTTGGCGAGTCAGCATGACCAACGGACCCGAAGACCGGCTGTGAATCTTATCATCCACCATATGCTTGAGGCGCTGATAGAAGATAGGACCCATAAAGATACTTGTCTTCATTTGCTTACCCGTAGTTCCACAATACATTACCTCATTTGTATACGGCTCAAGGTTGAGCTCATCGCGAAGCATCTTGGACAGCCCGTCGACCGATACATCCGTAAACGGACTGCCATCCCCTACCGCGCCGATCTCCGCTCCCACTCGTCCCATGAGCGTCTCCATCAAATGTGCGATCGTCATGCGAGAAGGGATACAATGAGGATTAATGATAATATCTGGCACGATGCCCGAGGCGGTCTGAGGCATATCCTCAGGCTCCAGAATCATTCCCACCGTTCCCTTCTGACCGTGACGTGAGCAGAACTTATCACCAATTGTTGGAATGCGCTCGGACCGCACACGAATCTTGACAAACGAGAATCCCTCGCCGTTCCGTCCGCGATAAATCTTATCCACAAATCCCGTCTCGTTATTGCGGAGCATCTTGGAGGCATCTCGGTAGCGCTTCCCGCCCACCGCCTCCACCGCCGCCGCGGCAGCTGCCGCCGACATGGACGCCAGGGACGAATGGCTGACTCCCGCCGCCATTGCCCCCTCCACCGCCCGTAGCCGAATGGGCACCACCTTGCCGATCAGGATATCATCGTTGTCCACAAACGTATTTTCAGGAATAATTCCATCCGCGCCCAACTTTTCGTAATTCGCCAACTTGGTATGTTTGGTCAGGCTCGGGTCCGGTTTACAGAATCGCTCCTCCTCGCCACTTGCCTGATTTTTCTTCTCCTCGTCCTTGTACGTTCGGTAAAAGATGGAACGGAAGAGTCCGCGGTCCAATGCCGCGCGATTAATCATGACCGAATCCTCCTGATTGTAACCACCGTACGTCATAATCGCCACAATAATATTATAGCCACTAGGCATATCTTGAGCACGGTAGTACTTGCTCATATAGGGCGAGACAAGCGGACGCGCCGTATAACACAGCAGATTACTCATCGTATCCAGACGCTCGGTAAAGTTAAGAGCGTACACACCCATTGCCTGTTTGCCCATTGCCGCCTGGTAAGAATTTCGCGGAGACTGATTGTGGTCAGGAAACGGAATATTTGACCCCATTGTTCCAATAATCACTGACGGATGAATCTCCAGATGCGTATGTTCGGAATCCAGGGTGCCGAGAGTTTTTGCGATGTACAAATTCTCGGACTCACCCGCATCCACAAACTCAATCAGGTGATTGCCCTTCGGGCTGACCCAGCGCATGAGGTCATTCCATGAATCTGCCACTTCCCATGGCTTTTGGCAATTTGTGGACAGGACCTCGCGGATTGTTTCGCCGATGAAGAGCGGACGGACAAGGCGACCACCCTCCGTATTGATCCAAACTTCATTCGGACTGGATTTATAAACAATGCTTGTGTGTGGATGAACACGACCGGCACGTTTAGCGGTCACAAGTGCCTGAAATGCCGAGAAAGCTTGGGCACTTGACCCAAGAGTTCCTACCCATGCTCCGTTGATAAACACCCGCAGAAGATCTAGGCGCTCAACGGCGGTTGTTTCCGCCAGATGCTTCATCCGCAGCTCATCGTACAGGACCTTGAGGACCGGATTCGGCGAACTGGGCAGGGTAATGTTGGCGGTTGAGGCGAGATTCTTCACCACACCGACCGAATGACCCTCAGGCGTCTCGGCTGGACAAATAAATCCGTACTGGCTGTTATGAAGTTTTCTTGGGGGGATAAGTTTGCCCGTTTTCTCAATTGGGGTGCTTAGACGGCGAAGATGGCTGATACCACTCAAGAAGGTCAGACGATTCATGACCTGGCTAATGCCGGTCTTTGTCCCCATCTTGCCCGAGGCGAAATTGCCCGTAGCCAATGACGATTTCATTCCCACCTCCACAATTGTGGTCTTCAAAATCTTATAAACATTTGTCGTATTAATAATATTTTCAAACTTTCCACTTGCCTTCCAAGATCCATTGTGGATTTCCTTGACAATCGTGGACTTCATATCCTTGATGACTTTTGTGCCAAAGTAGAAACGGAACAGATTTCCAAGAAGATTGCCAGGATGCTCCACCTTCTTATTCGGATAGCCGTCGCGGTCATCGTACGGAATCTTATTGTGGTAAACGTCCAGCACCTTCTTGGTCATGGCTGCAAGGAAACACGCCTTCTCGTACATCATGTCCGCCCCGCCAATGTGAGGCAGGAACTCCTCCGCCAGAATTTCCGAGATGAGCTTCTCCTTCGGAGCCTTGTAGGTAGCAAGGGTGGAGGCGCTGAGCTGCTCACGGATGCCGCCTCCGCTGCCCAGATGTTTCTGGAGATAATCCTGCGCCACCTGCTTTCCGCGAATATCCGCCGCCTCCATGATACATTCCTGAAAGATCATTTCGTAGTCATTGTGAACATCGCCCATAATCAGCTCAATAATGCTCTTATCCGATTCTACGCCAAGGGCACGGAACATAATGAAGAGCGGAATCTCGGCTTTGATGCGGGGCAGGGTCATGCGAATATGCTCAGGACCCGTGGCAAGTTTAGGATTGTAAATAATCTTGACGGCAATATTCTTAGGAACTCCCTCATTATCGGGTCCGATGGACTTACATTCAATAATCTCTGCCTCCTTGTGTTTTGCCTTATTGTTACGGAAAACAAACATTCGGTTCTCCGCCATTCGCTCCTGCGAGAGAATAATTCGCTCACCGCCCTGAATGATGAAGTAGCCAAACGGGTCCGCCGAGCACTCGCCCAACTCGCGCGGATGTTTCTCAGGGCTCTCGGACAATAGGCAATATTTGCTGCCGACCATCACAGGAATCTTTCCCGCTAAAACTCTGGTCAGGGTCCGCGTCCGCGTCTCCTTTGTCCCCTTGCCAGGATCCGTAAGAGTGGTGGTCACTTCCATGTCCAGATAAACGGGGGCGGCATACGTGAAATTGCGGAGACGGGCATCGTTGGGATACATTGGGGTAAGGGCGCCGTTATTCTCAAAGATGGTCGGTTTACGGATGCTGACATTTTGGAATTTTACGATCACCTCCACCTCGCGGGGCGGACCGCCACCAGGGGCGCGACCGCCAGGCAAAGCCGTAGCCGGTGCCGTTCCGCTTGGAGTGCCGGTCGTCTCCTCCACGGTCACGCGAATGGCAGTCCCTGCCGTTCCCGCGGCAGCGCGGGTCGTGCCTGTAAGGGTGAGGTCAGGGGAGCCAACAACGCGGATTGGACAGGAGCGGAGGACAGTGTCCACCACGTCAAAGTCCATAAAGTGATTAAATGAGGCAATCTGGTGGTAAATAATCTGCCGATTGTCATGTTGCGCAAAGTACAAATCTAGAATTTTCTTCCAAGCGTTTTCCATTCTACGAGTTGAGGTCCGAGATGAGCGCCGAGGTGTTAATCAAATTTGTTCACGCTTTAAATCGTAGAAGGTCAAAAATAGACTGTATAATATCTAAGCTATATTTAGAGTCTGCTTACGCCAATGTCCGACGTGAAGGAGGTGAAGGTAACATTGATGGAACAGGATGTAAAGAAACTCGCCCGGACTACGACACGAAAGCGACGGACAAAGGGCGGCGCCCTTTCTCCCGCCGATGTCAAGGGTCTAGAGGCAGAGTCTTTAGCCACTCAGAGCGCTGAGGGCATCGCTCCACCAGGCGTTGTTATACCAAATGAACCGGCAGCCGTACCGTCGGTTGATACCCGTGGGCAAAGTTGGCTCCCGTCAGCAAATAATCTAAAAACCTCTCCCGACGTCGTTAAGCAAGTGACTCCCGCGCCAGGACCGACGGCTGCCGACGTAGGGGTCAACGTAGGACCCCCTATGAAAGGCGGAGCTTCGGTTTATAGTGGGAATGGTACTGTAAAGTTGGCGGGAAAGAAGAATTCCCTACACACAGTAGCGACCACCCCTGGTGCCCCGCGTATTTTGCCTACAAAGCGTAAAAGTGGCGGAGCTCCTGCAATGACGACCCGGAAGAAAGAGCGGCTGGTAATATCTACTCCGCTTAAGCACCCTCAAAATGCGCACATTTCGCGAACACGCAAATTTCGGGAACGCCGAATCAGCATTACGGTAAAACCGGGAACTCGTGCGGTAGCACGGCGCGTACGAGAGAAAGTAGATGCGTTGCCGATAGCACAGGTCCGACGTGCTTTGCTACGTAAGGGGGTCCTAAAGCCTGGAAATAGCAAAACGCCTGAAGCGATGATGCGCTCAATGTTGAAAGATTACATGCTTCTCCATAATGCCGATTAGCCAGGACGCCCTTTTTAAATTTACAGTACCTTTCCTATAGTAAAATTATTCCAGGTGAATAATTCTATTATACAATTAAAAAAGATATAAGGGGGGACCCTTGCGCCGATTTAATTATACAGAGCACAGTCCCTCTGAAAAAAATTGAGAACCGGTAAGTACTATTAACGTTGTTTACCGCTTATCTAACCGCAAAAATGAATATCTTCTTTCTTAGCCGTCGTACGCGCCAGTGTGCTCGTTGGCACTGTGATAAACACGTGGTCAAAATGATTCTAGAGTCTACGCAACTCTTGTATACGGCAAATCACACAAATGGAGGCACCGCAAATATTCAAGCCTCTGCCCCCATTTGTTTGAGTACAGGAAACCACGGGTATAAGGCTTGTCATAAAAATCATCCGAGCGCCTTGTGGGTTCGTGAAAGTTTGGCGCATTATTGGTGGCTACTCTCACTCGCCAAGGAGTTGGTGGCGGAGCACAGCCACCGATTTATGCCGAAAAAGATTCACGCATCCCTTGTCCACCTCGAGTGGCTGGAAATGAATCCGCCGCCTGGATTGCTGACAAAGACAGAGTGGATTCGTGATCCGACGCCGGCGATGCCGGTGGAATTTCGTAAAGAGGGTGACGTGATTGCCTCGTACCGCGCATATTATAATGGCGCGAAGCGGGATAAGGGACTGCTCAAATATACCCGCCGCCACATTCCGCATATTTTGGCACCGGCGCGTTCTTAATTCTAAAAAACTTCAGCTGCCCGAAGATATGGCATATCCGGTTTCTGCGTCGGCATCCGCCGCAAACATTACTGGTGTAACCGATGACTCGGACCCTTCTCTCCCCTCCCAGATTTTTTTGGCTGCGATCAAGAAGACATGGACGCACGTGCCAAATACGCCCGACGAGGCGATTGCCCTGTATCGGTATGTGATGAAGTCCCAGGTTGAGCCGGCGATTGCTGCACTTCTCAAGGAGTGCGGCACAAATCTTACGGAGCCTGAACAGGCGCACGTGGCGGCAAATGTAAAGGAGACTGTTCCTCTAGTCAAGAAGGGTTGGTGTTAATTTTTCCGATGAATTTAAAGCGATTTCAAGTATATTAATATAAGATATTTGAAATCCTTCCCCCCCCGTCCAGATATGCCGCCGAAAACACAAAAACAAAAACAAAAACAAAAAGGTTCACCGGCAAACAGTGAATCTATGGAAAGCCTTTACCTCAAACATTATCACGAAGAAAAAGGTAAATATGGCGAAAAAACTGCCATCTTGCTTCAGGTTGGCAGATTTTTTGAAATGTACGACAGTCTGACGGTCGCTACGGGCGCAACAAATACAAATATGCAAGCCCTTGCCGAAATTTGCGGATGTGCCGTGGAGCCGAAGCCGACCGCCGACCCCTCCAAACTCAAACTTTTTTGGGGATTTCCTGAATCGGCGCTGGAGAAATACGAACGGATGCTGGTGGTGGCGGGATATTCGGTGGTGGTAGTTACGCAAAATAAAGATGCTACCGACAAAGTTACAAGCCGTACAATTGACCATGTGAGTAGCCCAGGCACCTATTTTGAAGCGGAGGGAGCGTTAACGGTCCGAGCGGAGGAGCAGTGTATGGTCGGTATGTATATTGAGCCTTACACCTATCAGCCGAAAGATTCCACAGCACGTGAACAACAACGCTGGTACGTAGCTATCTCGGCGTTTAATATAAATACGGGGGAAGCGGTAAGTACGGAGGCGCATCTGACACTTATTGACGACCGTGCGGTCTGCGATGCTATTCAGCCCTTCCTTTCAATGTATCCCTCGGCAGAAGCGGTGGTCTGGTGGTGCGCGGACCAGCCTCATCCTGAATCGGCGGTCTTCTCCCAAATTCTTGGGCTGACCGGTCGGCAACCTCGCCCACCCCTCCACATGAGAACGTTGGACAAAAAGACGGAAACGGGGGTGGCGGCGGATCGGCTACGAATCCAATTTTTCAAAGATCTCTACCAACCCACAAGTGCCCTTTCGATCGAAACGCATCTGGATATCACTCGCCACCCTCAGGTCCGCCGGTCCCTTTTCCACATCCTTTCGTTCATCCGCGACCACAATGCCTCTTTTCTCCAAAAGCTGAGCACTCATACAATTTGGGAAGCAGCCGATTATCTCATTTTGGGCAATGCAGCCCTGGAACAACTTGCGATGATTTCGCCCAATTCGTCTCGTGCCCACGAATCCCTTCTTCACTGGCTCCAACGGGCAACCACGGCAATGGGTCGGCGTTTTCTGCGGGAACGGTGCCTTACTCCGATTGCCGACACCGAGGAGCTCAACCAGCGCCAGGAGCGTATTGAAGTTCTAAGAGCAGTTGAGGATAAATCTGCCTACCTAGGTCATCTCAAAGGAATGTACGATTTGCCGAGAATTTATCGCCGATTTGCGCTCGGTAAAGCCGGTTGCCAGGACTTGCTGTGCCTTCTGACAACGTACGAGCATTGTCGCGATTTACTTGTCAGCACCGCGGCAACTCCGTGCGGATTGGATGTAGAAAAATACGCAACGGTCCTGGAACATATTAATCAACTTTTGACCACATGGAGCGCCGAGCGGATTCGGCAAAGTTGCGGACAGATTGGCGAGGGGGGCGGCGGGGCACCTGCCATCGGATCGTTCCACCCCTGGTTCCGTGGACAACAGCCGACTCTGGATGCCCTAGAGGACCGATGGGCAGAGTTAGAGAAGGAGGCGCTGGGATTCAAACAATCGTGGGAGAAACTGTTGAAAGAGGACGCGGTGATTAATTGGACGATTAAGGACGAGGCGCCATTTACATTTACAACAACGCAACGCCGTGCCTCAACGCTACAAGGATATTTCAAAGGTACAAAAAAGCAGTGCGGATTTGATATTATAAAACGCGCAACAAGTACAACGGCAGTGATTGTAACAAATACGCGATTAGGTATGTTGAGCGCGGCGGCGATCGCCCTTCGTGCCGAATGGACGGCGGCAACCACGGCGCTGTGGCGCGAACATTGGCAGACCTGGACCCAATCAAACCAATCCAACGGAATGTTAGAAATCCTGGTAAGCTGGGTCAGCGAATTTGATTGTACGTGCGCCTTTGCTAGTCTAGCCGACATGTACGGTTACGTCCGCCCTATGTACGTGGAGCCCGAAAACGACACCGCTGCGGGATTCACGGTCACGGAGCTCCGTCATCCAATTATTGAACGAGTACGAACCGCCACACCGTATGTCCCGCATTCATTGGCATTTGGAGATTTTGAGAAAGGGGCAGAGGGCGCCGCCACCACGCCGAACGGACTCCTGCTTTACGGGGTAAACGCAGCCGGCAAGTCGTCGCTGGGCAAGGCGGTCGGTCTTGCCATCCTAATGGCGCAAATCGGTTGTCCCGTTCCCGCCACCGCAATGACCTTGATACCCTATACCGGCCTCTACACGCGTATCCTTGGCAACGACAATCTATGGGCAGGAATGTCGTCGTTTGTCGTGGAGATGACGGAGTTTCGCAGCATCCTGCGTTCCGCTGCCACAAGGATGCTGGTCATCGGCGACGAGTTGTGTGCCGGTACGGAAACCGCCTCAGCCACGGCGATTGTGGCAGCCGGCATTCAGACCCTTGTCCGCCGCGGAGCCCACTTTCTATTCGCCACGCATCTCCACGAATTGTCAGAAATCCCAGAAATCGCAAACGACCATGCCGTCCGATCGTATCATTTATCCGTGTTTCCCGATTTGACAACCGGTGCGCTCATTTACGACCGAGCACTTCGTGCCGGTTGCGGGTCACCGATGTACGGGCTGGAAGTTTGCCGTGGTCTGGATATGGACGCCGAATTCCTTGCCCTTGCTACCTCCCTGCGTAGTCGAATGTTTACGGCTGATGGCAAATCCCACGCCAGTCGGTACAATCCATCAGTGGTCGTTTCCCGATGCGGAGCGTGTGGTGCCGATGCCAGAGGCGGTACTACGTTAGAGGTTCATCACATTATACCACAGGCAAATGCGGACGCTGAGGGGCGCATTGCCCCAGGAAAGCATAAGAATACCAAGGATAACTTGGTTGTATTATGCGAAGATTGTCACCAAAAACACCACTCCGGATTGTTGGAAATACAGGGTTGGAAAGATACATCGGAGGGTGTCAAGTTAATGATGAAGCTTACGAACTAGCAGGGGCACCTGGGTCGCCCTTAGGACCCTGAGGACCGGTAGGACCGACAGCACCAGCAGGTCCAGGGGGTCCCTGTAGACCCTGAGTGGCGCCCTTTGCCTCTAAGACCTTGAGGCGCTGCTCTAGGGTGGTAATAAGGGCATTGACCCGGTTGAATTCGGCGCGTACTCCGTTGCCACTGAATGAGCGAGAGGTTGCAGTAACTGAAGACATTACTCTTTATGTTTGGTGGAACGATTAGGTTATTACGATTTAAACGCAAACGGTCATAAAATTTGATAGGTCGTTGGTAATATACCCGGGATAATCAGAGGTCTACACCAAATATGCTAATTCCGGTGCGTTGTATGAATTGTGGTAAGCTACTTGCGGATAAATGGAACTATTACCAGAAGCGTCTGCGTGAAATGAAGGGTCCTGGATATGCTGAGCCGACGTGTTTTGATGGTAAGAAGATTCCTAAGACCCCAGAGTCGGTCGTCTTTGACGAGCTTCAGTTGACTCGGTATTGCTGTAAGAAGACACTTCTAACTCATGTTGATCTCATTGAGAAAATCTAATCATTTAACAGAATGCATCCACTGACCTTTCGTACTCTACAACTTAGCGGGGTCGTCGTTTGTATTATAGCTGTAGTTATTGCTGCTACTGTATATCCGACGTTAGCACCGCCAACCTTTTTTGCCGCGTGTGTTGTGATGCTCTTTATTTCCTTCTGGGTTCACCGCGCAGAGTTTGGCATTGATCAATATGAGCGTAATACACTCAAGTACAGCCTCCGCCGCGCTGCTTCACTCATTGCCATTCTGTTGGTCATCTTTGGACTCATTGGTTTCTGGTACTTCAGCAAGAATAACCAGAACACTGGATTCTTAGGTCCTGCCCCATCCCCACTTGCCCTACCTAAGATTGGCGGTGGGTTGACAAGCGTGGCGCAGACCGCCGTTTCCCGGATTAAGGAAATGATGCGTACAGGAACAGTTGATATGTAAGTAACTTATAATATCATAGTAAATCAAGGAATCTTTGATTTGCCATGCCATCTATTGCGAATGTTCAACATAAACTTAAAGCATTTGATGCTTTTGCGCGTCGTAGTACTAATACAAGCGCACTACGTAAAAAGTGGCACTCATTATTTGGAACAGACTTGTCCGAACTCTCGGCAAAGAGTTTCGTGACACATTATAGGGAAATGCGTTCTAAATCTACGCGTGGTCACAAGAATGTTAAGAAGACGCGTCGTTCTCAGCGTGGCGGTGTAGGTGCCCCGCTCAATTATGTGATGACCCCCGGCGCAAACGTTTCTGTATACGGTCGCTTTCCTGTAGAGGTGGATACCGACCCAGGTTCGATTAAGGATTTGGATGTATACTTTCAGAACGCTTTAACGTTAGGGTGCGGTAATAATACTGAGTTTTGGCCGACTGTACCGGCAAATATGGGTTCAAATCAGGTTGGCGGTCGCCGTACCAACCGTAATCGTAAGGGACGCAAGGGCAAGAGTCGCAAGGGGCGTAATACGTTGCGTTTAGCAAAGCGAAGACAGCGTGGCGGTGATATCTTTAGTGATTTCGGTAACTGGATTGGTAGCACTTATACAAGCGCTACCGGCACCGCGCTACCTAGCTTAGATCCTATTAGCCGTCCGTTCTTTGCGAATGTGTACCCTAATACATTACAGACTACGTATAATACGTATACAGGTGCGACGCCTGATAATTATCCTGCCGATCCTGCGCCCGAGAAGCGCACTTGGGATTTTGTCAGCAAGGGCACTGCAATGGCTATTCAACCGCAAATCACTAGCATTTCATCGGATTTCAACAATATGACGCGTCCGGCGCTCTATTCTTCTGGAAATCCGGCACCTACTGCGTCTGTTAGCGGACACGGTAGATAAACAGTCTCTTTGCTTTTCTTGGAAAACAGGAATCACAAAGAATTAACTTCCGGCTATAAAATAGAATGGCGAACAGAAAGCTAAAACGTTCCAACCGTAAGACTCGCCGTAATAATCGGAGGAAGAATAGCCGTGCGAATCGCAGGGGTCTTGCGTTTGCCAGCCGTAAATCACGCCGTGCCTCCCGTCGGTCCCGTCGGTCCATGCGCGGTGGTAGCTATCTTGAGGCGCTCAGCCGTCCGTTCTTTGCCGGTGTATACCCGAGTTCCCTACAAAACACGTATTCTACATATACAGGAGCCCAGCCGAATAATTACCCTGGCTCACCAGCAGCCGATAATAAGAGCGCACCCCACTCGTGGAACTACGATGTAGATCCAAATGCGAAAGCGATTGACCCTAGCCGAGTTATTACACCCATAAACACGGGATACACATTAATGGCAGGTCCTGCGCCGTACAGCCCAAATATGCTAAATGCGCCTGGCGCAGGTGTATCGGCTGGTACCGCTAGTGCTTCAGGCACTAGTGCCTTTGCGGATTCGGCGTCGGTTGGAGTCGGACAAACGTCAATTGCGGCAAATATGAGGGCTGGTATACAGGGACAGCAGTCATTTAACTAAAGTATATACGTTTTGCTTTCCTTGCTAGGCAGGGATCACAATACGGAACGTTCGCTAACGAAAGGTCTATACACAAACAGAGAGGTATGAATCAGCAAACAGGTATATGCCAACCGCCAGATGCTGATGTATCCCCTTCACTTGCTGATGTTGCCCCGGAACTTTTCCAACGCTACTTTGATGCGAATCCTAATACATTTCTAAGCAGACATCATATAGAATCGTATGAGGCGTTTATCTTTCGTGAACTTCCCGAATTGATTCTTGCCGAGAACCCTATTACTATATTGAAAGAGCCGTTGGAAGCTGAGAAGGGTATATATAAGTATAAGACGGAGATTTTTGTGGGTGGGGCAGCAGATGTTCCAGAAAATTTAGTACTTGATGTCGGCGCTCCTATAATTACTCTGGATGCCGGTACGACGGTTCGCCGTATGTTTCCAAATGAGGCGCGTATTCGCAATCTCACTTATTCTACAACGTTTCGCACCGATATCCTTATTCGGCTGACATTTACGAATCCGACCGTCAGCGAGAATGGCGTTGTCTATACGAAACAGGTGCGTGAACTGAAGTTTGAGAAGTTTAACCTTTTCCGTATTCCAATTTTACTACGTTCTAAGCTTTGTGCTACGTATAATGCTCCGAAGTCACTACTAATGGAGATGGGTGAATGCCGCAATGATGCGGGTGGGTACTTTATTATAGACGGAGCGGAGAAGCTACTTATTACCCGTCAAGAACAGGCGTTCAACTCTATCTATATTTCCGTCAAACCGCCAACCGATGAAAAGATAGCTACATACGCGTCGGTCATCTGCCAACACCCTGTGACAAAGCAGACCCGTCGTGTAGGTATCTATCGCCTTCACGCATCCCGTAGTAATATGGAGGGTGTAATTCGCATTAGCATTCCGTTTGTGAAGGGTGCTATTCCGTTATTTGCTCTGTTCCGTGCCCTTGGCGTGGAATCGGATAAGGAGATTGTACGTATGATTCTACCGGATACCAACTCATCTGCCACCACCTCAATGGAGAATACACTTATCGCAAGTATTCAGGATGCCTACCCAATTACGTCGCAGATACAAGCGATAGAGTTTATCCGAACGCTTACAAAGGGCTTTATTGTAGAAAACGTATTAGATATCTTACATACGCATCTATTTAGTCACGTACCGGACCGCCCATTAGCCCGTGCCCAGTATCTTGCCGAATTCATTCGCCGTATGATTCGCGTAGAAATGCGTATGGAGCCCAATACAAATCGTGACGATATTCGCAATCAGCGTCTACTATCAACGGGTACGCTCTTGCGCGGACTTTTTTCGGAATGTTTGAAGGATTGGAAAAAGGCGGTGCGCCTACAAGTGGATGTCACGTATAATTACAATAAGAGTCTCTATACGGATGAGAATTTCTTGAATATTTTCAGTCCTGGTAATATTGCCAAGATTCTTGCGTCGGCTGCGCTCAATGATAGTATTATGAGGGGCTTCCGTGGTAAGTGGGGAACGAATCAGTATAACATGAAGAGTGGTGTAATTCAACCCTTGGCGCGTATTTCGTATATGGATGCGATGAGTCATATTCGCCGTGTTGTCAGCGACTTTGATACGTCAATGAAGTTGGTAGGACCGCGTCACCTGAATCCGAGTCAGGTGGGGTACTTTTGTACAAGTGAGACGCCGACGGGTTCGCATATTGGCGCCACGAAGAATCTGAGCATATTGACGGCGATTAGTATTGCCTCACCGGCACCGCAGTTGATGAACTGGTTGCTCACACGGGGCGGAGTGATTGATGTAGCAAAGGCGACTCAGGCGGTAGTAGTGACGGCGGCGTCGGTCCAGATTAACGGAGGCACGATTGGATTTTCAACTAATCCTGGATTACTAACACGGGTGTTGAAGCAGATGAAGTGGACGGCGTGTCTGCCGCCGACGGCGTCGGTATCATTCAATACGGCGGATAATAGTGTACGTGTGTATTTGGACGACGGGCGTCCATTGCGTCCGTTGTGGCATTTGGGAACGGGCGGGACTTGGCCACCGGCGGCGACAAAAGTGCCTCGCCCCAGTTGGCGCGACCTGGTGTGCGGAACGCTTCCACTTACCGCGAACCTCGGCATCTACTCGCCGAAATTTGTGGACCCGTTGGCTACGCCTGAGGGACAACCGGACCCAGATGAGCCGGTCACCCTTGACGATTACGATAAGGTGTTGGCACCCCATATCGGCGCAATTGAGTACATTGACCCGTATGAGGGCAACGAGGCGTATATAAGTTGGTACGGAAACAAGGCGGACCTGACGCCCCAACATACCCACGCGGAGATTCATCCGTCGTCGATGATGGGGCTTCTTACCAATATGATTCCGTTTGCCAATCATAATCAGTCGCCCCGGAACCAGCTCAGTTGTTCGCAGAGCAAACAGGCAATAGGTTACTACGCCACAAACTACGAAAACCGCTTTGATACCTACGGGTCTATGCTATGTTACGGCGAGGGTGCGTTGGCGCGGACAATTGTTCACGAGGCGGTGGGCGGCGGTGAGATGTCCTACGGCTCCAATATTATTTTCTGTATCAATTCGTTCAACGGCTACAATCAGGACGACGGTATCCTGTTCAACCGAACAAGTATTGAGCGTGGTCTATTCCGTTCCCTTGCCCTGCGGTCGTATACCGCCACGGAGGAGGTGGATCCTATGAGCAAGGCGGTGTATCGTATTGGCAACCCGCGTACTGTGTTGGCGTGGACCGACCTCAAGCCTGGCTACGACTACTCGGCACTAGATGATATGGGCATTATTAAGGAGGGCGCACGGATTCACGATAAGTTGGTACTGGTTGGAATGTACCTCACAAGCCCTGATACGGGGGCGGTGACGGACGCGTCGGTGTTGCCGACCGTGTTTACAAACGGACGGGTGGACAAGGTGGCGGTGCTTCATCAGGCAAACGGAATGCGGCTTGTTCATATACGAATCTTGGAGGAGCGGGTACCAGAGTTGGGCGATAAGTTCAGTAGTCGCCACGGACAAAAAGGCACTATGGGTATGTTGTTAGATGCCCAGGATATGCCACGTACGGCGGAGGGTCTGGTGCCTGATGTAATGGTCAACCCCCACTGTATTCCTAGCCGTATGACAATAGCGCAATTACTTGAGCAAGTGTTTGGAAAACTAGGTGCGGTAGTGGGCGCGAAGATGAATGCGACGTCATTTATGAACGATGAGCAGTCGTTCAAAGCGATTGGTGACGCGTTGGAAATGATGGGATTACAGCGCGAGGGCGAAGAGATTTTATACAGTGGTATTACGGGTAAGATGTTTACCTCGTCCGTGTTTATGGGACCGCTGTACTTTATGCGTCTGAAGCACTTGACGCAGGATAAACTGAACTCACGCGCAAAGGGTCGTAAGGAGATTCGTACGCATCAGCCGACGGGTGGTCGTGGTAATGAAGGTGGTATGCGTATTGGTGAGATGGAGCGCGATGCGTTGATTGCCCACGGTGTGACGGAGTTTTTACAGGAATCTATGATGAAGCGTTCGGATGGTACAACGTTCTGGATTTGTAACGGATGTGGAACAATGCCAATTTATAATGAGTCGCAAAAGTTGTTTGTCTGTCCGACATGTGACGGACCGCTGACGTTCCAGGGCGAGACGGCGGATACATTGGGTTTGGTCTTGCCGGTGAAGAAGTCTCGTACCACATTCAGTCAGATTGAGATACCGTATGCTCTTAAGTTGCTGGACCAGGAATTGACGACGTATGCGAATGCAAGTGTGCGGTTTTTGACGGAGAAGCACGTAAGGGCGTTCCGTGATTTGCCGTCGGGCACGGGTGTATTTGAGTCTACGCCGACGCCCCCACCGGCGGATATTCTCTCGTCGGTTATGGCGACGTTTGCGGGGACAGCGACAGCGACAGCGACTGCGACAGCGACTGCGACAGCGACTGCGAAACCGGCAGAAGAATCGCCTGTAACTACACCAACCTCTACGCCGGTAGCTACATCAACTCCTACAGGTGGTCCTATATCGAAGGAGGAGGCGGCGACAAATGCGATGTTTGATTTTATGCCAGGCGGTCCGCCGAAGTTGGAGGTTGTTCAAGAGGAAACCACACCGACCCCCACACCGACCCCCACCCCCACCCCAGAGAATGCGGTGCCAGACGCAACGGGGGTGAAAGTTGTAAAGGTATCTGCTCCTACACCGAATATGGCTGGACCGGCAGAGCCGGTGCCAACAGTAATCAGTGAAGCAACAGATAATCCTTTGATTCCTGAGGGCGCCGTAACACCAGACGAGGCACCAAATGTAAACGATGCGGTGTCGGTACAAGCAGTCAAAGGGGAACCTACAGTTGAGGCACTTCCGGCAGCACCGAGACCAAGACGTTCTAGTATGAAGGGTGGTCGTGCGGCTGATGCGCAAATACCGAGTACAGAAATTCCGTCTGAGGCAGATGTAAAAGTTATAAAAATAGATGCCTGAGTAGAGGATGGTCAAACGTTACACCCGAAAATTAAAGCGCGGCGGGGCAACGTATCTTGAACAACAGGATAGGGCACTATGTGGAAAACACGCTTTGAATCATATATTACAAGAGGCAAAATTTGTATGGGATCAAACTGATAAGAATAAGAATAATCTTTATATTCCACGGTTACCGGCAGGAACGGATGCTATAGCACACGCTAAAAACCAAGGAACGCAGGTAAATCTAGTTATGGCGTGTAGGGAGTATGAAAATGATGATCTAAACATGCGACTTGCTAAACTCTATCCTGGATTGTTAGACTCCTTAATACGAAGACTTCAAGAAGATGTAGAACCTGAATCAAGTGATATAAAAATACCTCCAGTTGGAAGTAGTGAAAGAAAGCAGGAAAAATTTAAGGGTAAAACGGATGCCGAAATACGCAAAATTATAGAGGATGGTCGCGGTGAGGCTTTTGCGTTATCTCAAAAAAGACAAGCAGAGGAACGAGCTAAATATAAGAAATATATTAAGACTGATGCTACAGGTAAACCTACTGATATTGATCGTGAAGCGCTTGATGTAGTATATAAAAAAGAGTGGTTGGCAGATGAGAAAAAAACAATAGAGACGGAAGGGGCTGTATGTCAACCTGAAGGAAATATTATACCTGAAATATTTACAAAATGGATAAATATAATGGGATACAAAGGGTTAACTACTGCATATACGGATATTGATGAAAGTGGTGTAGTTGCTGGCGCTGTTAAAACAGATGAAGGGAAATTTATATATAATAATGACACCAAACAATACCTTAAAGAGATGCTTAAAATATTACCGTCTCAAATCGCAAAGCCAGAATTCTTAGGAGTTATGTTGGGACGTTTAACAGATAGAGCAGGACACTATACCGCTGTAGTTATGTATGATGAGTTAGAGTGTGAGCCAAAACGTAGAGTTGAAGCTGATCCCAAAAAGAAACTGTATTCATACATTGATTCTATGTTTGTAACTGAGAAGGAAGGTGTATGTAAAATAGATAAGGGTACACCACAATGTTATACATTAGATGGATTATTAAAGAAGATTAAAGAGTACGGTCCAACATGTATGATTTTTATATATGGATACGATGAAGATGATAAAGGTCCTCTAAATCCGTATAAGTCTGTGGCGTATAATCGTATGAAGGCTGCGGCGGCACCGGCAGGGGCACCGGCAGGGGCACCGGCAGGGGCACCGGCAGGGGCACCGGCACTAAAGAATAAGGAGAATAGCAACGAGGAGAGTGGGAGTGGGAGTGGGAGTGGGAGTGGGAGTGGGAGCGAGAGTGGGAGTACGAGCGAGTACGAGAGCGAGGACGAAAGTGAGGAAGAGACGCCTAATAATATAAAAGCTGCATTAAAAGCATCCGAGGTCACCGCTACAGCAGAAGCTAAAGCACGAGAAGAGAAGGAAACTAAAGCACTTAAGAATGTGACTCCCGCACCAGTAAAAAAAGTAAACAGTGTTTAAAAATTGAGCCCGACAGGCAATCTAAACACAGACAATTAAATAGAGTCAGAGTCACGATGGAAGCCGATACGATTGACCAGATTATCCGTTCACGACCTACTATCTTAGAGGTGTTGAAGGACCGTGGCTACGATGTTGCCACCTACGAAAATACGAGCCCCGAGGAAATCCTCAAGGTAGCCACGACAAGCGCCCTTATTCCATTACTCAAAATCATCGCCACGAAGCCCGGTGCGACAGAGGACGCGCCTGTAGAACGGGCAATCGTACTGTACTGGGTAGAGAACGCCTGTCGCCTTCGCGTAGAAACGGATACAAATGCGTTGTGGGATGACGAGGCGCCAGAGCACTACAATCCCGAAACGGATACGATTATTGTGATGCTTGCCGAATCATTTCACCCAGTGTTTGATATCCAGTCGGCAAAGCAGTGGAATACACGTAAGGCGCGTATCAGTTACTTCAATATGAAGAATTTGATTAGCAACCCATTACACCACGTTATGCAACCGACCTTTAAGAAGTTATCAGCACCCGAGGTCACCGAACTTATTAAGCGTCTACATCTCAAGTCCAAGAAGAATCTACCTCATATTATTTACCACGTAGATATGGCGGCAAGGGTTTTGGGATTAGTTCCCGGTGACGTAGTACACTTCAAGCGTGGGTCAGAGACTTGTGGTGAAGTAGACGGATATCGCATTTGCGTTGTATAAAAAAACAGTTGAAAACGTAGGAATATGAACCGGCTTTTTCGTAAGAAAGGTAATCCGGTAGCCAGATCGATTAAACCGTCAAGAGGTCCGATGACGGCAATCGGGGGACGTCCTGTAAGCGACTTTACTAAGATGGAAAAATTACCCTCACAACAAGATTTTCAGAATTTTGTACGTCGTCAAGATGATGAGTTGAGACGATTGTATGCTGATATTACGGATGAGCAAAACATACTTGCTGTCGCAACGGGTGTTCAAGGGGCACAGCAAAATGATTCCGCTCGTAAGAATCAAGTGCGACAAATCACACAAGAACTGAATGAATATTTTCAGAGACTAAATAGCATTGTAGATACGATTGAACGCGAACGTCAATCTATTACTACGGTAGTAAATGAAGAAAAGAGACAACTAGCGGAAATACAAGCTAAAATGAAGAGTAAGGCTGAACTTGCCGATTTGCGTAAAGAACAGGCGTCCGACGTTCGTCAGAAGTTTGGAGCCGATTATCATAGTTCTGTTTTGGGATTGTGGAAGCCCTTACACGAAAATACACGCGGTGTATTGTATACAGTCTCCACGGTGTTGATGCTTATCGCAGTTGCCAGTGTAGGATATTTAATTATGTCTAACCGAAGTCAAATATCCCCGGCAAAGACAACGACACTCAATACAAAAGGATCTGGGGTTCCTGCCGATTCTCTTTTTAATGAAACGAACAATTATGGTAAGGTCGCCGGTGGGGCATTGAAGCTTCGTGCCAAGAAATAAAAATCCGGTTTTGACAGAGAGATATGTCGGCAGTAAACAATCAGGTGATTACATGCCCTGTCATTGACCCGAATTCCAAGCAGACATCTAACTTCCTACTACAGGTATGGGCAGGTAATGGTGGAAAGGGGGTGATGAACGATAGCCTTCCGGTGGACACGAAGACTGGATTGGTTTCCAGCACTGCTATTGCCGGTCAGGTTCAGTCCCTCATTAACACTGGAATAATACCAACGGCGCCGTTAAATGAGAATGGTAGTGTTAATATGGACCAGCTTATGCAACAGGACGGTCAGCTATACGCAAACTTACAGGCGGAGTTCTGCTGGTATGAGTCGCGTTACATATATGCGTTAAACCAGTTTTTACAGTCGGCGACGCTACGCCAGGCTACGGATGCGACTAAGGCAAATGAATACCTTGCTATTACACAGCAGTTAAACAAGCGCGCTAACTCTGTTCTCCAGATTATTAGCTACCTGGCGCAGACACGCGTTGGTAGTATTCTATCGTCAAAGACGGCGATTGACGGCTTGAACGTTGATATTAATGAGAAACTTGCCAAGCTACAGGCGGGTTACTCTCTCCTCAATAAGGATAATGCGATTGTCACAACGCAGAAGGAAATGGTACGCTTTACGGAGGAGAAGAACAACTATACTAATAACCGAATTGTTGTATGGACGGCGCTCAATGTATTAGCGCTCGGTGCGATATTTTACGTTTACCAGAAAGCATAAATCCCGGTCTAACCGCCCAAATTATAAACCCCCGAGAAGAACTATGTTCTCTTGTGAGTTCTATGACGAAAAGATATAAAAGTCTTTTAACATTACAGAGAAGAATGTCCGTTTATACGAATCCAGGCATCGCTGCGGTCGTTCAAGATCAGCAACTGGAGCGTTTGAACTTTGCTACTGGTCTACGAAAGGACCCGGCGGGTTACAGCCAGTTCCAACAGCAAAACATTTCGGCTATTCTGACCGATATCACAAGTCGTAAGCAGAACGCATTCCAGAAGGCGCAGATTGATTTGGGTCGTTATATGGATATGCACCACAATGTCAATTTCTATCAGGTTCGGTCGACTGATGTAGACAACCTTACCAATGTTATTATGATGAATAACGATTCAATTGAGAGTGCTATCCAGCGTGATAAGGTAAACTCAAAGCGTCAGTTTGAGATTAACGAGTGGTACAACTATAATAAGTTGGAGACGCTCTTCTATCTCCAGGTGGTGTTTATGAGTGTGCTCACGGCGACGATTATCACTTACTGGGCGAAGAAGGGAATCGTTACACCTGGTTTGGCGGGTGTTCTATACGGAGCCCTTGGTCTCATTATCGTCTGTGTTGGTTTGTACAAGTACTTCTACACGGAGCTCTCGCGCGATACCAAGCTGTGGCACCGTCGCCGCTTCGCCCAGGCGTCGCCTCCTCCTCCCCCTCCCCCGAGCTGCCCAGATATCAGTGGCTCTGCACAGGATAAGGTCAGAAAGGCTATGGATACCGCGTTCGGTGCTGCTCTGGCGGCGGGTGCATGCGCCAGTAATATCAGTGGTAATGTCCAGACGGGTCTGGCAAGGGCAAACACAGCGGCGACGCAGGAGATGCTGGATGTCCAGAGTGGTAAAACCAATGTGCTAAAACGGTTACAGAATCAATTAGCTGCTGGAGCGAGACAAGTGTGTAATGTCGGCGGTTCATAGTGTAAATATTCTACCATAATAAGGAATGGGTAATAAGCAGTCTAACGTACAATGCCAGCCTGGCTGTAGTCCGACTGCTATAACTTCTGCGATGAGACGTGTAAAGACACAACGTCCCAGGGTTACACGAAGCAAGGTTTCTGAATGCGATGCGGCAAAGATTAAAGCAAATAAGGTTCGCAATGATTTGGCTAATAGAGATAGTGTTGTAGATCGTTGTGACCCAAGTATACCACTTGCCCGGAGAGTACAAGCGTTAAGAACCGAAAATTCGCAGTTTGTTGAACAATATAGAGGACCAAATAATACACTTTTTGCTAGAATTCAAGATAAGTTTAAAATGGGTAACGATCTTGCGGAAGCAGTGAAGTTACTCAGACAATATCAAAAAGAGGTTAGATATCATTTGGATAATGCTGAGAAGAATGCTGTACATTTGGAACACGAGGAGCGGAGATACCGCCGCGACTTTTTGGACAATGAGCCTACTGAGGGCGCTCCTTGGCATATATTTGGGTTTCAAACAAGTGACGATAAGGTGATGCTGACGTTTTGGATAACTGCGCTCATTTGTTTTTCGCTTATAGCATATATTGCTGTGCCGATGGTACAGCCGAACGCAACGGTCAAAAACCGCGTAATTGTCAGTGTAATCACTGTTATTGTAGGATTACTTGGTTCATATGTATTAATTACAAAATACGGTTGATCCCATCAACCTCACACTCAATACAACATAAGTATATTCATTGAATATATGTATGTTTTCCAGCATCATCTTATGCCATTAATAGCTTTTTCACATCGATTGCCTTTATCTCTTTGGGTCGCAGACCGACGCCGGTAAGCTGGGTATCGGTGCGCACCACTCCTGCTCGTTTGCTCAGTACATCCAACATCTCCTCGTATTTGAGGCTGGGTGTAACCAGGAACTTACGCTTCCAGGCATTGAACGCTTTTTTTAAGGGCTCGGCACCAATCATTTGCCCTTCGCCGAAAATGAGTACTTTGATAAAATCATTAAAGAGCTCGTCTTTATTCATTTACAGGACAGAACGAAAAAATAGATGAGTCGTTGACGCATTTAGTGACGAATAGGCAGAGTTGTTTGAACGGGAACCGCTGCCACGGCTACCACGGCTGCCACAGGAGCGGCAGCCACAGATACGGGTGTGCCACTAAGGTCCGTCTCATCATCCTCAATGGGCACAATGCCGTAGAACTCTTTGTCGGTGGAGTTATTACCACACTCCGCCTTCATCCGCTCTACCAGCAGGGTCTCCTTCAGATCTACCTCGCGACCCAGCTTCTTCTTCCACTCGCGGAAGTCTAGTCGCAGTTGCTTGAGAGTCACAGGACCGCCACCAACCTGCTTGATATAGTGCTCATTGAAGAACGACATGAAGACATCGTTGCGCTCCTTGTACTTGTTGGACGCTGTCAAGACGCACGGTGGCTCCCTGAGCCCGTTCTTGAGATACTTGGTATCATAGTAGTGGACAAGAAGTCCAAGGAACGCTACACGCCAGTTTTTCAGTTTAATCTTGAGCTTCATATCCTTCTCATAAATATTCTTCGTCGGATCAATGTCAGGACTGCCAGGATCCTTGAATGTACTGATGTGGGGAATTACACGAATTCGGCGCCACGTACCGTTATCCATAGAGGAGATGGGCGGAAGGTCGTTACATGAGAGGAACATCTTGCCCATCATATTGAACTTCTCCTGGTCAGAGAACAGACCACGGGCTTCAATACGGTCTTCGCCACTCAGCTGCTTCATACGGGACGTATTGAGCTTCTCACCGGGATCGGGCTCACCCATATAGATGTACCGCTTACACTTGGTGGTAATCATATCAGGATTCGCGGCACCGGACTCGGGTCGCTTACGGGTCAGAACGGTGGTCTGAAGCGAGGTCTGATAATCACCGAACGTGTACTCCATCAGCGTTTGGATCATTGACTTTCCGTTGGAGCCTCCGCCAGTGTTAATCCAAAACTTCTGCTCCTTGTTGCGTCCTTCTAGACACGAGGCAAGAAGGGTAATTACATACTCGCGGAGTTCGTCATCGGGATAGATTAGTTTGAAGAATCCCATCAGGGCAGTCTGCTCAGGGTCGTTGGGATTGTACGGCTCGTACGGAATAGGATCGAGGTCAGGATCCATCCGTCCCATCTGGAAACTAATGTTATCATCGGGTCGTCCCTTGCGGAAAAGGACACGCATATCGCTCATATCCTCCTTCTCGTGATAGTTAAGGACAAGGACGCCGTTGCTTACACCAATCACGTCAGGGTCACAATTGAGTCGCGTGATGAAATCCTCATCGTAGAACTTCTCCATGGATTCCTTCAGAACGCTGTCCTTAAAACCGGAATTCTTGAGTTGCGTTGCGATTGCCGCAAGTTTCTTAATTCGGTTGAGCTTCTCTTCTTGCTGTGATTCAGGAAATGTTCCAAACTTATTTGACATATCACCTACTGCCGTAATGATCTCCTTCATTACACCATCCGAAAGTCGCATACGGAGTTCAATAGGCATCTTGAGATGTTTCCAACTACTTCCTTCGGCATTGTAATGGTAAAGGTCCATCATACCTTTACGTGCGCCAACCGAGCAACGGAACTCGTGCTTGTAAAGGCGATGGACAAGTTCGGCAATATCAACATGTGTATTTGTTGCATAGTTGATAATCCAGAGGGTAACTGTTTCGGAACGAATGGAGCGGAGCTTATCTGGATTATCCTCCTTTGCCCACTCAACAAGTGAGGCAATGCGAATAGGACGCCGAGAACCGTTGAGTTTGATATAGCTCCAACGCGACCGCAACTGGTCTTCGGTATAGGTCTTCTTCTTATGGTGCGCATCCACACGACGCGTCACATCAACCCACGCCTGATACGATTCTTCGGTATCGGCAATGTTCTTGAGACAGAAGCCGAGCGTGACCCAGTCAGAATACTCACCGGCTCGGCGCTCAGGATTTATACACTCCTTACATAGACGATATGCGAATTTGATATCCTCTTCGGATGTTTCAACGGGTACATTGATAATTGGATCCTCAACAACAAGCTCATTCTCTTCGGCGCCACCATCCTCGGCGGCTACTGCGGGTGCTGCTCGCGTCCCAGCAGCCGTAGCCTTGCGGATAGGCTTCTTTGCGTTCGTGGAGCCCGAATTCGCACAGGCGTCCCACTCGGCGGAACGCATTTCACGCACCGCCGGCTCCACAAGGTCAGTGGATCCCATACGAATACTGAGCGTCTTCATAATCTCCAGTGGAGACGTGGGAATGGCTACATCGGTCATCATATCCTTCACAATATCCACTAACTCCGTAAAGTTGTCAGGGTCTTCCACTCCGCTCAGAGACTCCTGAATATCGGCAATATCCACCTTCCAGATATGTGCCACATTGTACTGCGACTTGTCAGGCTTACAGCACTCGTAGAGGAACCAGCCGTTGGGGGCAATGACCGATTTATCAAAGCAGTCCTCGGCAGAATTGGACATATTGGTGCCACCAAACACCTTGGCAATCGCCATGTTCTTCAGAAGAAATCCACGAATCGCGTGTTGGAACTTCGGCGTTGTATTGAGCGTAGGACACTGAATATGAATTCCGTCCTTGTGCTGGTTCTTATCAGTCTCGGGCGCAGGTTTCACCATATCATAGAAGATAAGGTCATCCTCGAGGTCTTCTACCCGCGTGAAATAGATCATCGCAGCAATGTACATGGCAATGAAGGTCTGAACCTGGTCGTGGTTGAAGTGGCGAATAAGCGGTCCGCCCTTTGTCTCACCATAGCGGAAATCTAGGTCTACCAGAATATGGGAATGCTCTTTATGGCGCTCAATTAGGGAAAGCGCACGAGGAGGAGTGCTGTAAATATGCTGGTGAACCAGGTCTAGGAACGTATTATACTCGGCATCGTCTACATGGTACTTACCGGCATCGTTGCCCATGCCAACAAGACCGTAGACATCGTCGGTAGCACGGCGCTCTTGGAGGAACTTTTTTAACGCAGACACACCTGAAGCCATTACTGTAACAACCGACATACCCTAAAAGAGCGGTTCAATTTTTACAAAAAACATTTATACCCCTTCTAGGTATCCGCAACCCCAAGTGATGCTCGTACTGCCCGCAGGTCTCCTGCCAGCCGCGCGAAATCGTAGCGCACCGTCATTCCGTAGACCGCCAACATTTCGGAGCGCCCGTCCCACGTCACCTCGTGCGTCTCCGCATCCAGCAACACACCACTATAATTTGTTAGAAATACAGAACGCATAATGTCTAGAAAGGGTATAGCAAACGGCGGTGGAGTCTGAAGCATCGTCAGAATAGCCGTTTTCAAATTGGCGTGAAACAACATACGATTATATATCTTTGCTTGGTCATTGAGACCGGCTTTATAGTAGGCAGGTTCGTTATTGAGAGGGACAGCATTGAGAACATCTGCCATCATGACAAGGAGTACCGATTCTAGCGTTTGAACTGAGGACCATTGGGGTCCGTCGTGCCACGTATTCAGAATAGAGAGGCAGACTTTACCTTCTACATACATATTGGGATTGAAACGAGTCTTACCGTCCTGCGTGAGTGTCTTTACCTTGATGGGTGAGAAGGGGTAGTCGGCTGGAAAGATAATATCAAAGAAGTAATAACCGCCGTAGTAGGGTGTATCCTTCTGTCCAACAAGCATCGCCGTGCCGTGAAAGATGTTGGATTCGTCACTTTGAAAATAAATGCCGGTTTTCTCAAGGGTCTCCTTAGAAGGTCCAAGTACGTGGGCAACATCACGCATAACTCGTTTGTTTGTGGCACTCATCTTATTCTATTTACTAGTTGACGGCTTTATATTCGTTGATATTTCTTCAATGCCGATAGGAACTGAAGAGGTTCACAACCTGGTATCGCGGTCTCTTCACTTTTTAAGAACGTGTATATACCCTGGTCAAAAACCACACGTTGACCTGGCGTTAGATTTGGCGTACCGTCTGATTTTACGCCAAAAAGTAGATTTACAGGGGTTCCGTTCTTATTTACTATCATAGAGCTTGAAATGAATGAGTAAAAAGGGGCGGATACATATTGATAGAGTGGATAGGCGGCGTGTAGGGCGTATAAAAACTGGCATAAATCGCGCCCTTTTTTGAAACAAAGGTCCCCAATTTCAAACCAACTTCCTGCGCTAATAACACAGCTATTATCAACAGGGCAACCAATACAGGAGAATCCAAAATCTAAAAGAGTAATCTCTTCCTTACAGGTATAGGGACCGTATCCTTCTATATTAATATTTCTTTCCCATGTGTCAGCATGATGCCGTACAAAAAGATTATTCAGTTTTATATCTCGGTGATTGAAATGTAGTTTGGTTTGTAAAATATGGAGACAATGGGCAAGTTGTAATAGAATATCGGTAATTAGTTCTTCATTGATTTTAATAGTATCTTCAGTGGTATATATGGGTTTTAGATTTAGACGTAAATAGCGTTCTAAGGTATGACCACGAAGCATTTCCATAATCATCCAGACCGATTCTATATCTTGAGGCGTATTGGCGGCACGGCCTTGGCGTGTATAACCGACCACTTCATAGAGTTTAGGGGCACGTTGGGGAAGTCCGACGGTTTCAAACACTTTGAGTACAAGAGCGTGTAGGAACGCTTCGGCAAGAATAATACGAAGTTCCTCTTTGTAGGCGTTGTGACGTGTACGGGGACTTCCTGAATATTCCTCGTCCGTTATTCGCAATCGTACATCTTTGATACAGATTTCTTCCATAGCGTGGTCACGTTCAAGATGAATTATACCGTTGGTTTTGCCGTTCTGGGGTTGATAAATGCCACGGGTGCCTAGATAGATATTTCCGTAACTGCCGTCGTCAATACGTTTTCCTTTTGTGTAGCCTGGCATATAGTAACCGATGGCGGGGTCGTGAAAGAAGGTGCTGAGTAGGCGTAGATCCTCGCCGTTTTCGTCCTGCTTTTTACGTAGTATCTTCAGGTCTGTCCATTTGGGAACGAAGGTTTGTACTGCTTTGAGAGTATGTGGGACAATACAAGATTCCCACCCAAAGCACCGCAAATCGTAACTCATTCACCTAATTTTATTATGGGTTTTATTTACTAGTTTGTGTTGTCAATGAATTAGCATTATTACTGTTGTTGTTTGAATTTTCTTCTTTATTAGACTCTTTAATGGAAGGAGTATTATGAGGAAGCGGTGTAAATTCTTCCTTGCTGGGATGTGTTTCGCCGTTTGTGGCTACGGTTGTAACGGCGGCTTTACGCGCAGCGTCTTTTTTCGCAGTTTCCTGTTTTTCAATAGTTTCCGCTTGTTTACGCTCTTCGTCTGTAGGCTCCTTATTTTGATTTGTGGCTACGTGCTTACTGGCAGCGGCACTTGTTCTTGGCTTTAGAGAAGCGGCAAGTTTGGCAGTGGACGCCTGACTTGCGGCGGCGGCGGCGCGTTGCGGTCTACCGGTTGCGGCAGCAATAGAGGCGGCGGTTGAGGTACCTGGGCGACCACTTGCGGCGAACTTGCCTTCAATGACTTTTTCTACTTGAGGCGTTAATCCACTACCGGTGGGTAGAAGCTTCTTAGGTGCTACAGAGGCTTTTGATGGCTGAGACCCTGATGTAATAGATATGGGGGCAAATCCATTGCTTGTTGTAATACTGGCGGCGCCAGGGGCGGTAGAGATACTAGCGGAAGCGGCAGGAGTGGCAGTAGCGGGAGCTACGGACGGCGCAGCCCCTGGAACCGTAGGACTAGTTCCTATCAACCATTCGTAAATCTTCTTGGGCTCTGACTCAATCTGTTCTAGTATCTGAGAGAGTGTGAGTTTGGGTGATATAGGAAGATCGGTTACAACCGTATCCCAGAACTTTGTTATATCGGCAAACTTCTCGCCAAAGATAGATTCTGTCTTTTTGGGCTCCTCTTTGTATTTTAGTTGAATGGCGTTGAACTTTTCGGAGAAGGAGGCACTAAACATAGGAAAACTAGGAAAGTCAGCGAGTTTCGCAAGGAAAAACAAATGATGAAAAATACATATAAATCCTACTTGTTTTGGGAGTAGTTCTGAAATCTTTTCGTATGTTTGGGGTGGCGTGATAAGAAATAGTTTATCGCTAATTCCTTTAAAAACAGCATCAGGACTTGTATCGGTAAGTATTTTACGTACCGCTTCACCGTTAATGCCTAAAACTTCATTTACATCTAGTCCGGTGCCTCCTGCGAAAACGGATAGTTTATCAATTGTTGGAATCGCAGGTGCCTTTCCCGTCATAATTATGGGCGTAGTGTGAATATCAACCGTTTTTTTCGCAACATCTTCCCGTGTAAATATATTGAATTCGCCGTCAATAGAACCACCGTATTGTTCTGAGCGGCTCGGGAATGACAATAGTTCATCTAAACCAGCCATCGAACGTCTCCTACCAAGGGCTATTTAAATTGTGAACAAATTTGATACCTTAATTCTCTGGAGTGTTAGAGGACAGATCACACATGGACGAATACGCCAACGAAGTTGAAGAGGAGATTGTTGAGGAGGAGTTTGATGAGGATGAGATCGTAGATGAGGTAGAGGAGACGGAACAGCAACGGGCGGAGGCGGCAGATGTTGTCAAACTCTTCAAACAGCATCCCGAGATTTGGATTCCGTATGAAGAGCAAGTTCAGGAGCGACTTGTCATCCGACCATCTGAGGCACCCGGTGAGTCGGCGCCTATGAGCGCCGTGGATATGGTTACATCCCTTCGTGATATTTCACTTCTTGATGCCAATCATACGACATATCCGTTTCTAACAAATTACGAGAAGACGAAGTGTATTAGCTTTCGCGCCAGTCAAATTAATAATGGAGCGAAACCTTATATTCTAGTACCTACGGGCGTGAACGATTCCTACCAAATTGCCAAGATGGAACTGGAGGAGCGCCGACTACCGTTTATTGTAAAGCGCCCAATGCCCGACGGCACGTACGAAGTCTGGCGCCTAAATGATCTGCTTATCCTATAACTACCATAGTTGGATACGGTCGCCAATGGGAATATAACCGGGATCTGATTCGCCGATATCAAATGCGGTGTAGAATTCGGCAAATTGGCGTACAATAAGGTTGACACGAAGCGGGGCAGGTGCGTGTTTGTCTAGTAGAAGCGATTGTTCCGCTTTTTTCGCACGATCCTTATTGCGCCAAGATACAGCATAGCTTGTAAAGAACTCCTTATAGGCAGTCTTTTTAGCGGCATCAGTGTAGTTATCTTTCACAAATTCCATTTCAAGCGCTTCAAGAGCGATAGAAACACCGCCAAGGTCGGCAATATTTTCGGACAGCGTCAAATCACCGTCAACCTTACCACCCATATAGGTTGCCTTATTGAATAATTCAACAAGGGATTGAGACATCTCCTTATATTTATCAGCATCTTCGGTGGACCACCAATCTTTCATGACACCGCTCTTATTATATAAGCGACCGTCATCGTCAAATCCGTGGGTGATTTCGTGACCAATAGCGGCACCGATACCGCCGAAGTTCCAGGCTTGACTACGTTTCAGGTCAAAAAAGGGGGTTTGTAAAATAGCAGCGGGAATTACCATTAAGTTCTTATCGCTATAGTAATACGCATTCACTTCAAAAACGCCGTCCTCCCAGTTCTCCTTTTCGTTGATTTTTCCCCGTTTCAAGTGTTTTATCATAATATCTGTATCGTATTTTGCTAGATTCCATATATTCATTAGCATACGAGTTGGGTCAATTTTAGTTTCGTCTAATTCAAATTCCCACTTATCGGGATAAGCTACTTGGAAAAGCATTGCCTTACACTTCTCTATTGCCTTCACTTTCGTCTCTTTGGTCATCCACTTGAGGTCGCGAATACGTTTGATAGTAGCGGTGCGTAGATTTTCTACAAGGGCTATGGCAGTAGTTTTGAGTCTTGGCGATACATCGTGCTTGATATAAGCGTATCCGAGATTGTGAGGAATATTCTCTTTGAGGACATTGAGCATTAGAAAACGTTGTGGTATTTTTTCGGTTGTGCCCTGTAACTGTTTACCCCAAAGCTGGAAGTGAAGGTCGTCAAACGGCGGGGGTAAAAACTTCATAAAGTCTACAATCACCTGGGCGCGCATCCAGATACGCCAGGTTGTCATAGAATAGTCGGCAAACATACGATTCAGGGCAGACATATATTGTTTGTTGGTGACAATGTACATGGCGCTACTAGCTACTGCGTTTGTCATACCCCAGCCAATCATCATAGTTTTCCAAGGAATATTTGTGTACATACGATTCAAATCGCTCAAACTATACGGATGATAGGAGAACGCAACGTCCTCGCGGTCGTTTTCTTTGGATAAATAGGGTAAAATACTTGCCTCAATCGCCACTGCCGATTCTAGACTTTCTACGTGAAGCATTTGTCCAATTATTTTGAGTACGTGAGTATAGCCATTAATAGCCTTTTTATCTACGCCTTTTTGGTATTGTTGCTTTTCGGGTAAGCCAAGTTTAGGCTCGTAGAGATAGACACAGCGTTTGTCAGGAATGTAGCGGTCGTTGGCGACTACAAAACTAATCGGGGCGTTGGATTGTATACGATTCAGTTTACCAATAATACGGGCAACATCCTCACGATTATGTAGGCATTCAAATAAAGATGATAGGCGTTGTATATCGTAGATATTGTTGATTTGATAGTTAGGTGTTATAATACTTTTTACAAATTGATTTAAGGGGGAATTCGGTTTCGTTTTTTCAAGTTTGCTAATCATATCAAAAATAGCATTCTCTACACGAGTTTCAATCTCATCGCTGACGGAGACACTAGAATCGTACGGTTTAATCTTCACCGTATCCTGCCAGTTGTGATTGATATATGTATAGAAATCTAGACCTCTTGATGCCGTAATACCGGCATTTGGAGGGTTATTGCTCATTGTTTATGCCCTACTATAGGCTTAGATGTGTTTTCTGGCAGCATCAGAATGACAATTGATTTATTACCTTTCGGGTGCTTTTTTTCGCTTGTTGTATATTTTTGGTGGGAAAGTCCGTTGCTTTTACCGCGTCCGCGCATAGAATCCAAAGGACTAGATGCTACAGGCGGAACCACCTCGATACTTTCCATCCTACCCGTGGCAACCATTTTTATACTCCACAACCCCAAAACTCCGCTTAAGGAGTTCGTGAGACATATTTATTTGCGTTCCACCAATTTTGTAGTCGGGCGGACGCCTGAGAATGGTTGTTGTGGGTCAAAAATTCGGCAGAAATTTCGTGCGGGTGCTCAAATTGGTAGGGGCAGCTGTCTTCGTGACAGAAAATCTGCTTCCATTCTTCGGGTACGTCAACAAGGCGTTTTTCGTGGGCGTCCCAGACTTGAACGCGTATATTTTTGAGAGAAGGGGCGGCGGTATTGGCGTAGTTCGGGAAGAATAGATAGCGTCGCCGCCACATAGCCCAGGGTTCATTTCGCGTATCAGGATTGGGGCGAAGATTACGAATAAATATATGCGGTAGGTCCGTGGGCGGTTTTGCCGAGATATCGTATTCCCAATAGCGACGATAGAATTCTGCCCAGTCTCGCGACGCCCGTTTCTGTTCTAAATGGACACGCTCGTGGAAAAGGACATCGTTACGTCGTGAGCCGGACCAAATGCTTTTCGTCATACGAATTGTATTCTTATCGGTTGTATGGGGAAGCGATTCCTTACACTCGTCATTAACGATTTGTACTATACCGTTGGGCGTTTGAATTATTTCTAGAACTCTACAGTCATCCGCAGTACCAGAAATATAGTAAAATAATCCAACTATAAGAATACATAGTACAAAAGCGCCCACGTACCACGGCAACATAGACGATTTAGCCATGTCTCCCTACAGATTCAAGATATATTTTCGCCCCCATTTATAGAATGGTAAAGCGTACCCGTAAACAGCGCCGAGCCACCCGCAAAGCGCGTATTGCCTGGGTCACCCCTAATCTGTCTTATTTAGCATCAGGGGCAGGAAGAGGGAGAACAGTACGGGCGCGTGGTCACTCCAAGGTTTCTGGTAGACCTGGCAATTGATAAGGCGCGGTCCGTTTCGCACAAAGTCGCAGAACTGGCACTTGGGTCGTGCCCATTGTAAGGGAAACCAGGCAATATGGTCAAGATCTTCGCCGGTGGAATAAAACGTGGATTTCTTTATACGACTGTCGTCTACGAGCGTCATATAACGGATAAGTGATTCTGGCGACCGTTCACAGTTCATATCGCCGACAATAAGAACCGGATTGCGGGTGGTTAAGGTGTCTAGCATCTGCTTATGTTGCGCCTTACGTATATTATGTGTCACCTTTGTTCCAAAAATCCATTTGAGCTCAGTATCGCTTTGTGTGTGCGTATTAGCAATAACAAGAACGCGACGAGTTAGACGATCACGTAATATAATTGAAAAGAATCCCTTGTTGGCGAAGATTTCTACATTATGGTAATCAAGAAACGGATAGAAACATTCGTTGATGTGTTCAAAACGGGAAGTCAAAAAAGCCGTAAGAAGTCCGCTTGTTACAAGGGTAACACCAGTATCGCGTGGAATACAAACCCGGTAGCCGTTGCGCTCTAAGTGCTCCTTATAGTACTTACGATTCGCTTCTACAAACACTTCTTGTAGGCAAATAACTTGCGGTCGGCGCGTTTTGAGCCATTCGCAAATCTCCACGGAGGTATCCCTTGACCAGGGGAGTCCGTGGGTATTATAGGTGAGAACAGTTAAAAACATACTAATATCCCTCAGTTTATTGACGCCACTGCTTACCGCAGTTGAGGCACCGAATGAACTGGGTCATCGGCTCATCCGCAGAGCGCGTCTGCATCTCGTAGTAGGTACACTCCCGCTTACCACACTTGGAGCAACGGAACATATCAGTCGCTGCCGATTTATCGACCTCAAGCATCTTCGCCTCACGCTTAATGGACATTTCTACGTAGTTGCCCCACTTCTCGGGGTGAAGTTCGGTAAACGGCATCGCGGCAATATCGTGCGGCTTAAATTCGCCCTCCTTCAGGCGATCAATAAGACGGACATTGCCGACGTACGACCCTGCGTCAATATTGGAGACCGTCCGCCGAGCACAAATCTCATACAATGTTTGAAATTCAGGATTCTCCCACACACGGCGAATAGAGCGACGCTTGGCGTCCTCTAGAGTGAAGTTATAGATACCACGCTCCAGGTCCACCTGCTCGGCGGCGGATAGCGTTGAACAACGGGCACGGATGACGGCACGGACTTTATCACGAGCGACGGACATTTGACTCCTCAATGCGCCGAGCGTTTAAGCGTCATTTTTTGCTCGGACAAAAAAATTGAATTTCCTACCCCTCACAATGTCAATTCACACAATGGGGAATAAACGTATTATCATAAAGCCGAATGGCACCCGCCGTAAGGTGTGTGAAAAGACGCAAAAGGTAATTCTTGAAACTAACTTTTGCTGGTGCGGTAATAAGCATTGCCACGAGGGATTTAGGATGAACTCTGAAAAGGCTCTCTGTAAAGTTCGCCGTTTCAGAGAGAAGTTCAAACCAATTCTTATTGATGACTATTATGATGAAAAAATTGAGTCTGCGTACGCTGAAATAACGGATGAGTCACCAGAATGTTCGACTTTCACGGTTTCTTCCTAGGCTTTTGGACAATGCTTTCCGTAATGCTTTCTGCATTCTATATTGTTATGTATTGTTATGAAAGTTTCAATAAGGCATTCAATCAAACTATAGATAAAATCAATGATTACATAGATGAGGCATACTCGGCAACAGCACAAAAATTACCAAATGACGAGAACTTTGTTATAAATATTTAATTACATATCATACTCTTCGGGTATCAATTCTTCTAGGGAAAACCAGGCAGGAACCTTCTTGGAGCCCTTTTTTGCTTTGACGACCTTGACAACACGGACCGGTGGTGCTTCCTCCTCTTCGTCCTCAGGAACTTCATCAACAACCTCCTCCTCGTCCTCCTTTACTTCCTCCTCCTCTTCCTCCTCTTCCTCCTCTTCGTCCTCATCTTCGTCCTCGTCCTCGTCAAGGTCGTCAAAACCACCATTGAGTTCGTTGTAGAAGTTTTTGAACAGAGCGGTGTCAAAGGACACCAAAGCCCCTGCCTGTGTGGCACACAGCAGGGCTTCACCGAACAGTAGGACGGTGTCGTGGGGTGGGGGAAGCTCGTGCTTATTTTCGGTACCAGCTTTGCCGGTCTTGTAGCCAAATAGATACACTGTCATAGCGCCCCATTTGAACGTACCGATGAGTTCAGGTGCGGTGGCGCGACGTAGGATGGAACAGGCGGCATCGCAATCAAGGGCTTCGGTGCGACCGGCGGGTAGGGTTGCGTTACGGGTTGTGCCCTTAGATTGTAGAACAAGACACCACATCTATTGTTTTGTCTTATTCTACAGAGGCTTAAATGCCTTCAAATTTTACCGGCGTCAGTCTAAATCCCGATGAGCGTTATTAATATAACAACCCCCGCCAATGTCGTATTTACTAACGTATAGTGGCAAAGCGGTCCAGGAGTTTCATAAGACCCACGCTAAGGCACGGCGACACACGCAACACGTGGTCCGCTGGGGCAATAACTGGGGATTTATTCAACAGAGCCCGAATTGGGATACGGCGTGGCAGGCAGAAACCCGCAAACAGGTTGCCGACCACGAGCACGGCGCCGACAAGTTTCTGCTAGAAAAAATCACCAAGTCACCAAGCCAAGCCCCGCCTCTTAAAATAGATGATATGTGGAGCGAAGAAGTTATCTTCGATCGGCATATCAAAGCCGGAAATTTACTTTACATTCGTGGCACACTGTCAGACATTGAGGAAACATTAAAGCAACTAAATATTTTTACTCCGTCTTGGCTTCAGGCTCTGGTTCTGGCTCCACAGCATCCTCCTTTACCGATGACAGAGCAGCCGAAATATCCGACGATGCAGCCTCAGCAATTGCGGCAACAGTCACAGGGGCTGCCTCGGCAGCAACAACAGTCGCGACGGGATCAGCCGCAGGGACAGCAACGGGCTTCTCAGGCGCCTTTGCGAAGAGCGCCGACATCCACGGGAGGCACGACTTCGAGCAGACTACCTCCGCCTTTGCAGCCACATCGCCAATTACACCCGTCGCCTTCTTCAGGACCTCCGTCTTCACCTGCTCAATCAAACCGTTTAACGCAATCACGATCGCAGGGAACGCCGAGTCAACAAAACCAATCACGACTGCCTGTTGCGCAGCGGGTACAAACTTCGTAATAAGGTGCTTAACCGCGGCAATAATCTGCGCCTCCGCCTTCTCAATCGATAGATTGTTCGTCCAGGCAACCAAGACGAACTTAGGTAGGTGCTTGATAAGGTCCGTCTGAGAAAGAACCTTACCTTCTAAATCCTTTACGAGCGACTGAACAACTCCCGACAAATCGGCAAAGGCAGCAAAATCGGTCGCCATGGTTTTCTTTGGGAGGATAGAATTATTTGCGTGGAATTAACGAAACGAAATTCAGGGTTGAAATTAGTAGAACATATGGCGACCCGGATACCTTTAGCTTGGATCGTATTAGTAATTATTGTAGGCTTTTTTGCTTTCTTCGGTTATTACATCATCAAGGCTTCTGAATTACCCCGTATACTTGACCCGAAATTCGATTCTAAACTGAAAGCGGCGCTGGGGCAAGGTCCGCCTAGACTAACACACATACAACCAACGCTTGATGTAACAATGCCAAGCCAACCGTATTTACCGCCCCAGCAGTATCAGCAGGAGGCGCCGTCGGGTATAGCAAACGTGGACAACGGAACGGTTTACGCGACGGATGAACCCGAAACGGCGGCTCCGGTGATGACCACGCGACAGCGCCCACCGGTGGCAAAACCTATGCCGACTCCGGTGGGTATGACGGAGACGGATATGCGGACACCCGAGCCGCTACAGCGTACCCCACCGGCGATTCACTACGAGCCACCGGAAGCGACGGATCCATTGAATCGTGTGGCGTTTATGGACGCGGAGTTTGGATCCAACTTACGTCATCCTGAGCAGATGATTGAGCACCGTCAACGACCTGGTGTAGGCAAGATTGTCTCGTCGGGTCTGGGTTCGGAGCGTTCGTCGCCGGGTCCCCACAATGCGGCAGGTTATTCGCCGGAAATGTTACAGAACGGCGGTGACTTTATGAACGGTATTGGTGCCTTTGACGGTGCGGAGATGAATAGCTCGTTCTCGATGATTTAAACCGCCAACACGGTATATAAATATACCCCATCACACATAAAATGAGCGAAATGGACTGGGTGGCAATAGCAGAAGAGTACGTAGGCAAGAACGGATGGGGGGCACGTGGTAAGACGCTGGGAATCAGCCGTATGTATTCCGAAAACGGCGCCGATAAAGCCCTTATTCGTAAAGAGAAAGTCGTCGCAAGTCTTCGACCACGTGGTATCCTTTCAGGATTCCTTGCGGTTGTTCCGAATCTAGGGTACGCGGTGTACTTGCCACCGATTGCGGCAAAGATGGGACCGCAACGCATTCGCCTTCGCCTTTCCCCCCAAGTAACAGCCGACGGCGCCATTTTCTCGGCGTATTTCAACAAGACCAGGCAACTTGTCATTGAGGACGTTCTGACGTGGCAAACTAACCCCGTTTGGCACACAAAGCCGTTTAAGGAGCGCTGGGAGCGCATTGTAGCCGATTTCGCCACCAACCACTTCAAACCTATGTTAGAAATCCAGGGAACTGAAATCATCTTAGCACAGTATACGTCGGTAAATCAGGTACAAGCTCAGGAGCCCGATGCGAATCACGTAGTAGAGTTTGTCCATAACAATCCGAATACAAAGCGTATTATTTGGATTCCGCCGAAGACGGAGCCGACACCGGTTACTCAACCGGCAAAGGCGCCGACCCCAGGAGCAGATGTATTCAAGGTCAAGAAGGAAATGGGACCCGATGTTTTCTCGGTATGGAAGGGGGAGGAGCGATTGGGTCTGGGATTGGTAAGGACATTGGCGATTAGTAAGGCTCTGCGTTTGGCAAATCTAGATGAGATTCAAGTTGTGGCAGAGCATAATAAGCAATTTGATAAATGGGAGATAAAATCGGTTATTGAACCCTTGCTCCGTGAGATGCCGAAAAAATCCGATGGGTAAGATAGAGGATGAACCGTGCGTTACGCCACAAAATGAATAAGAAGCACGGGCTTCACGGAAGTATGAATCGCCGTGGCGGCGGTTATGGCGCCGAGGGTACGTTATTCCCTTTAAAGACGGGTCCTGGCGGTGATTGGAGCAACCAGACGGGTCTGGGTCAGTATGCGGTAACGAATCCTTACAGCGACTGCTCGTGGACCAGCCGTCCCGGCGAGTTGTACAACCAGGTTACGAATCAGAGCTTGGCTACTGCCCAGGCGCCGATGGCGGGTGGTCGTCGTTCGCGCCGTGTAAGGGGTGGTGGCTGCGGATGCGGTATGCCACGTATGAGAGGAGGTGGCTGCGGTTGCGGTGCTCCGTCGTTTACGGGTATGCCGGTGGCGGTCCGCGGTGGTCGTCGCACCCGCCGTTATCGTGGTGGCGGTACCTACGGTTACTCGATTGACCCGAGCCAGAGCATTGGTGGCAACGGTCCGAATGTAGATGCTTTACACGTGCCGGTGCCGTGCGACGGTCGTATGGGTACGCACCACGCCTTGAACCCGCAGGTGCCTGAGAGTCCCGACCCAAGGGCACCGGCGGACCTTTACTCGCTGTCTCCCCCAGGTTCAACGGCAAGAGTTACGGGATACGAGGAGGGTACGCTGAACCCTGCGTTCATGAAGGGCGGTCGTCGTTCAATGCGCCGCCGTCGCGGAGGCTCTTACGGTACGCCGAACGCCTACCCTGAGGAGTGCTACCGTGGTCCTGGTTCGTCGTTGCCGGTGTACAATGCGTCAACGGCGGGATTCACCTTCTCTCCCTCAACGGATAAGGGTGTGTTCTTACCGGATGGTGTTGCGGCGTATAATGAGGTGTGGCCGGTGGCGGCGCGTGTGGGACCGGCGAACGGTCCTTCGCCTGAGCCCCTCAAGTCGCTGTTTGGTGGTGCGCGTCGCAGCCGTCGCAATAACCGCAAGAACAGCCGCAAAAGCCATAAGAACGCCAAGAAGAATAAGCGCTCCCGTAAGCATTAAATCGCGAATATAAATAGAATGAGCAACTTGAACGCGGTTGTTGTTGCTGAGATTGATAAGAATGCCACGCTTTTGAAGAAAAAGGGTGATATTTTGGAGATTGGACGTATTGTACAAAGCCGTGGCGGTAACAATGCGGCAACGCGAACGGTGCGTAGCCTTATCGCAAAACTCCGAAGCAAACATGCTAGTGATTTCAATGTTGTTTTAGCACAGGCAAAGTTGGCGGCGAAGTTGACTCGTGGTGGTACCCGACGTAAGGGACGGAAGGGGCACAAGGGAAAACGGGCAACGCGTCGTCATTGATTTCTAGTCGTATAAATTATACGATAGGAAATATTGTTTGGGAAAAGTAAGAGGGATGAGTTCTAGTACTGCGTCTGCTGCTCCTAATATATGTTGTTGGTTATGTGGATTTCCTATAGGAAATAACTATGGATTTTTTCCAGGAACATCTCTAAGAACAGGTGAAGGATATCTATCAGGACATGCTGTAGGATTTTGGGGAACAGGGGTTGGAGAACATATTCTTCCTGCTCTACCAGGTTTCGGTTTTGTTGGTATTTATCAGCGGTCATATAGACAATTAAATAATACTGCTGCTGAACGTAATGAAAAAGAATTCTTAAAAAGAGAAATAAGATGGGCACATCAATATTGTAATGCAATAAAATGGCATTATTCTATGCTGACATTTAAAAATAATACTTTAGAAATTATTCCAAAGCTTATAAGTTATATAGTTAAAGATATTTATTTTGGTAATTTAAGAGTATCACCAGAGCGTCGGCCACAAAGGTTGGATGGAGAATATAGTGTTACTCATAATGAAATACAGCATTCTAATTTAATTCATTATTTTATCAATCATTGTGGAATGGCTCCTAGTGTGTGGATATCTATACGTATTGGTGAAATAACAAGAATTTTAACTGATTATATTAACTGCGTACATGATCATATGGACAATTATAGTGTTACAAGATTTAATGTGTATAAATTTAGGATACAAAATACCGATCCATCGAATCCTAATATAAGAAAATATCAACAATTGCCTACAGATATTTGTCCAACTGTTAATTGTCTTTGTGATAGTGCGGCAGGTGGTGGTGGTGGTGGTGGAGGTGGCGGTAGTGAAATTATAAGGCCTGATGAAATTAATGCTTCTCAAGATGCTTATAATGATATTGAAAGGACACTTTCTGGCGATGTACTTGCCGCTGCTCCTGCTGCCGCTGCTCCTGCTGCCGCTGCTCCTGCTGCCGCTGCTCCTGCTGCCGCTGCTCCTGTTGCCGCTGCGTCTGCTGCCGCTAGTGCCGCTGCCCCACACCATGCCTATAGCATAGGTGCAAGACAAAATGCGGCAAGAAGGGTTGCTCCTAACTCTAATATTAGAAGTGTTATAGAATTTGAACAGCTTGAGGGAAGAAAAAGAAATCTTGTTGAAAAAGGGGGTGACTGTAATGCACAAGTATTGGCATTATGGGGTCCTCATAATAACGATGACTTAGTCAGTGAGGAAATCAGCGACGCCCGCCAAGCCCATCTTAAAGAAGCGGAAGGTCGTATGGTGGGCAGATTATTGGATGCCGCCGCTCCCGCTCCCGCCGCCGCCACCGCTCCCGCTCCCGCCGCCGCCGCCGCTCCCGCTCCCGCCGCCGCCACCGCTCCCGCTCCCGCCGCCGCCACCGCCACCCCCGTTTTAACAACTCTTCACCCAGCATCCGGTGATGGATATACTCAGTATACTCGTAGCAGAAGAAGCCCCAGACGCCAAAACCGTAAAACCCGTAAAAACACTAAAAAACTCCGTAAAACCCGCCGCCGCCGTTAGCAAGTTCGGTAATATACGCCAAATGTAACTCCACAGGCAACTCCGATAACAACTCCAATAAATCCAATAGATGCGCCGACAACCTTGTGTGTACAGCATATCTTGGGCTCAACGGGAGCAGGAGCCCGTATAACGTAATCCTGAACCGTATCAGGAACTACTAACACAACAGGATTATCAACAACCGTCGTCATTATGCTTACATGAATCATAATGTGAAAAACCCGATTCAACTTTTTTAAACACTAACGCGGAACCCACCGAACGCGTATATGATTAGAACTACAAAACCGGCACCACAGAGCATCAAACAACCGCCAAATACAAAAGGATACCGACAGCAAATCCAGTTGGGTGGCGGAGATAGCATAAATTCTTGAAAAGTAGGTGGTCTTACATTAATCACCACATGCCCTACAGGCACTGGCACTGTAGTTTTCACTATAGTATGTTTCATTGTGTTAAACAACACAAGAAAACATAAAATCTTCAATTTTTACTCGTACATAATACGAGGATTACGAGCACGGCGTGTACCACGTTTTTTCTTAGGACGCTTGGG